TATTGTGCGGTAGGCAGAGCGAAGTCTACGGGTTGAACGTACTTTGTTGGCAAGCGCATACCAGAACTCCAGGGTATCCAGTCTCCAAAGTAGGGGCCGGTAACAAAAAGTTCAACATCATCTCGACGTTCAAGAGCGCGACGGACGTAGGTCGCCATGGACATGGGGTAAATTAAATAACTTAGGCAGATTTTGATTTTATCCATTTGTCCTCTTAAACAAAATATCTGCGCTATTTTCTTGGGCATTGAGAGGCCAAATACTATTTACCGGGCTGGATAGGTTTTCACCGGTTTCGATCCAAACTTCTGTTGGAAGTCCATAGTTATCGGTATCCGGCCAAGCTTCAAGAACCCTTTTCAATTCTGCAACGGTAAGACCGTTCAGAAATTCATAAATCTTTATCTTACCCATTTTTTCATCATCCTCAATCACTAAAAAACAATGCAAGTTTTGTGTCATTCCAACCAATAATTTTTTTGATTTATATTCTACATATTGACCGGTGGGTTCGGATTTTATTTCTATTTTACAGTTCTTGGTAAATGAACCAAAACCAAACTTTTTTACCAATTCGATAGCGACTTCGTGAGGAATTTCTATTCTTACTTCATCCATTTTTCCTCGAATCTCTTCTGGTTTCTGCGCGTTATATTCTCGCGCGCTGGATTATAACCAAGCGTCCCCGCCCCCATGTGCTTCAAGAACGGGGTGTTCAATGCAAATACTGGATAACCCAACGCGTAAGCCTGAGTCGATAAATCCACGTCCTCGAAGTCATTCGGGGCAAATCGGGTATCGAAAGATATGTCATTCCATATCTCTTTGGAGGCGGCGAGGAAATAACCCTCCAGATAGGGAAACACCTTACCATTGAACGTGTTCCAGCCTGTATTGTGGGAGAGAAGTGTATTCCCAACCAGAGAGAGCGGGGAGGACCTAATCTGTTTCTCTACCAAGGGAATGAAGTCCCCTGTTACCAAGACATCGTTATTCATCAGGATTTTTATGTCGCCCTTGGCCACTACCAGTCCGGCCCTCGAAGCGAACAAAAAGCCCATGTTCTCATTAACCCGACAAACAACAATGGACGGATTTTGATAGGGTACTTTCGACCCATCGTCGAAGACAAGTATCTCAGGTTCTTTGCCACAGTATTTTCGTAGCGAAAGTACGAGTTGATTCGTAAGTTCTGTTTTTTCAAAGTGGGGAATGATTACGCTAATCATTTTTGTTGTCATCCTCGATTGAACCCAATAGAGACAAAACGGCATTTATTGTGACGACTCCCACCCACCACACTAAACTAAATGGTTCTATTCCGACGGTCTGCAAAAATAATACAGCCAGCACCCCATTAATTGTAACCCTCCACCATTTTATTTTTCTCATATTTATCTTTTCTCCTTACCCCATTATACATCAAAAACGGGTCTAATAATGACCCGTTTCAAACACTTTTATCTCCATTTCTCCCGCTTTATGACAGAGAGGTGTATTCATCCCACAACAGCCTCCCTTCAAAGACAATAAGGTCTGTACATCCCCTTCGTCCACCCAGCACAATGAAATAGAGTGTTCACAACCAAAAACATACTCATGCCCGTTCACAATAATGTATTTTGGAATAGGCTGGTAGTAACAAAGCGCGACTTTATTCTGATCCATGAAGAATAGACTTGAGATTTCTTATGCAATCTGCATATCGCGAAGCGTTTATCGTCAACGTGCAATTTGAAAAGTCTTTCTTGACTTGAGTGAAGTCAATCTCCCCTGTGAAGTGAAACGTCTTTCTTCCGGGACTGTTAACATCGTCCGTGGACATCTCGATATATTTAGCCCCTAGCGTCATATAGGCGGCGGCGAGGTAGAAATTTCTGGTGTCGGTATCCATGTATTTATTCTCCTATTCCTAATTCTAGCAGATGGGAATAACGATACGCAATACCGAATGTAAAAAGCCCTCGCTTCCGAGGGCTAGTCTAATTGTGATTTTGGGTCGTTTTAGCCGAGAGCCGTGCAGCCGGAGTAAGTACGACCAGAGAACACTGAACGATAGGCACTTTGAGCGCAATACTGCTTGATAACTAAAGCTGTCTTAGCCCATATTTCAAATGCCACAGACGTGCACATTGGGACCAGGTCCACGAGCGCGAGAGGAATCTGTGTGCTTCGATAGACCAGCGGGAGGCCGTTATGCTGCATACGGAGAGCGTACACTGTAGAGGCGAAAGCACCGTTGCCCATGTCGGTTCGGGCGAAGTTCACATCAGACACGACGGTCAGGCGACCGATGGAAGTATTGACGAATCCGGCGAAATTGAAGCCAGGAATCATCCGGTCACCACTCTGTTGGAATACAACCTGAGAACCTTGGAAGCCCAACTGGAAGTAAGCGGACAACATCTCTTGAATAGCTTGAGGATGACCGAATACGTGAGTCGGTTTGGCACAGGTTTCAGAGAGGAAGCGGTCGAACCCGATGGCGGAGTAGGAACCTGATACCGTCATACCGGAAACGCTTGAGCCGGTGTTGGTATGCGCGCCATTGGCGGGGACTACCAGAGCTTCCATTCCGTCGAATTCCAACGGACGAGCGGTGGCGTTACCTTCGGCCAGAAGTCTGTCCCAGGCGTTCATCACGAGGGCCATTCCCAGACGGATTTCCTTGACTTTCAGGCTGGCGATTTCAGCGCGGGTGAAGGTCGTGGCATCGGAACCACCGGGCATTCCTTCGACAGCGGAGTATCCACCCATCAGGGCTGAGATACCCCATCCAGCCGCTTGTGAAGCGATGGAGTGCAGGATGTCGGAGATGGTCAAGGATTTCTTGACACCAATATTCTTCAGATCGACGGTGCGATTGGAGCCATCGTGAGAATACTCTTCAGGGCAAGCCCCATCCGTGAAGGCGATATAGTTCGACCCAGACACGAAGGCCAGGGTGGTCATTTCGCGCCAGTTCTCTTGCTTCAGAGAGGTGCGGATTTCGGGGATGTTCTGGAAAAGGGAAATATCCTCACACATGTCCAGAATTTCGGTATGATCCAGGGGTGTGGGGAATTGCGCGGCGAAATCTCCTGGGGTGACTACATTCACCGCGAGGGGATCGGTAGCGCGCTGTACAACTGCATCGGAAACCGGGATGGGTTGTCCGGTGGTTACATCTAAGCCAGTTTCGGGCATGGCAAAATCTCCTTATAGAATAGGTTTATGCCGACGCTTGCTTGACCGGACGACGCTTTCGCTTTACCGCCCGACGCTCGCTTATACCGGGAGGTTTACTGAGGGGGAGTTAAACCGGCCCTCGTAAAGACAATATCGGTCAGGCTGGATTTCTTAGCCTTGGGTTGAACATTCGCCTTCTGAACCAAGGTGCGTACTTCGAGAGGGTTCAAAGAGCGAGGCTTTGGAATGACGGTTTGCGGAACGTTAGTGCGAGGTTGCGCAATCTGTGACCGCAAGATGGCCATATCGTTCTGGTTCTGGTCAAGTTTCTGCAAAGCCGCATCCAACTTATGTGAGAGTTGTGCAATCGCATCAAGAGGTTCAATTGGTTTTACTGGAGCAACCTCTGCTTTGATAACATCACCAAGGGCCTGGAGAACGGGCTGGATGGAAGTTAGTTTCTCTTCATCTGTCCCGGCCATGGACTTGGCGGCAACAACTGCATTGACCAGGGCTTCAATCGGCTCCATTAAGACTTGAGACTTGACCGAGACATAGGACTTCAATAGATCGGTAGCCTTATGCACGGCCTCGCCCTTGGCAGCACTCTCTAACTCGGGACGATTGTAAATACTGTCCAAAAGACCATTCAGTTCTGCGAACATGGCATCCAGGGTCTCTTGAGCGGTTCCGCGTTGCCATAGTTTGGGATTTAGCACCAGCGGAGGCATGTCCTGAGTATGAGAGGGGTCGTCGTCGCGAACCTGTGGAGCAATATCTAGCACGTTTGATTTTTCGGTCACTTCTTCACTTCCTTTCTTGGCTTCAACGCCTGCGGACTTTTCTCCGCGTTCGATACGTTTTCCAACCACGCCTTTACCACGATAACTGCCTTTTTCCTGCCCAAAGCGGGAAGCGGCGTTGGCGGCATGGGCTTTGTCCGGCATAGGATAACGATAATTCACTGGGTCGCCCCATTTACTATCGGGGACGCTTGACCACTTGCCAGGTTTGGTAACATGCCCCTGTCCGAGAACGGCGATACCATACTTGGCAGCACGGGTTTTCTGTGAGGCTTTATTCTTTTCAAGGTCAGCCTTTTCCTCAACCAGAACTTCGGGGTAATCCTGAATTTCGGTCGCCTCGATGAATCCTTCTGGCTGTTCGGGAGATTCCGATACGTCTAGTACTTCTTCTTCGGTATCAGAGAATTCAACCAACGCCTCCGACTTCCCGACCAGCATAGCCTTCTGTTCAAGCTCTTCGGCCAGTTCGGGGTCGATGATGGTAGCGGCGTCCTGCTTACGTGTGATTTTAGCCATAGATTTATCTACCTCCACGCTTGCCCTTTGATTGACTGGTACTCTGGTGAGGGCAAAATGAACCAAATATCCATCCAAATACTTCTTGTCTCCAACTCCGTCCTCACATTGAGGGCAAGAATCGGTTAAAGACTGTCTTTTGAACACCGGACCATCCCCGTGTTGGTGGGCGAGATCCAAAAATGCGATTGAAACACGAATTTTCTTGTCATCTGGTGAATTTTCATCATTTGAGAGGGATTTGTAGCAATTTCTGCCCAATTTTGTGTCAAAAAACTTGCCTTTTGACTTTAGAGCCTCTCCATCGGTGTAAACTGCCTCTGGAATTCCCGGAACCGCCTCTCCATTCAGGTCTGGGTAGTGCGAAATAGAGACATAGGGCATTCCACCCTTCCAATATTCAGATGTTACGATGCTTTGGAAGGCTTCGGGGACAGGTATTTTGTTTTCAATGTTCGAGATGAACGACTTATAGAGAGGCAAGGTCATCCTCTCGTCGTATAAATCCTTCTTGGTATCACTAGCGGTCATCTTCCAGCGCATCGAAGCGCCGGGGGAGATAGCCATGGAGAACTCGACAAGCGCCTTTTCCTTGATCCACTTGCCGTCTACTTTTTTATAGCCTGCATTGGCGAGCGCGCCCCAACTTTTCTTTGCGGCGGTTTCGTCATTGTCCCCGGCTTTCTTAGAAGCGTCGTGGACTTTTTCCCACAACTTAAAACCGGGAGAACCTGCTGGTAAACTCGAAAAAGGCATGTTAGCTACTCACTACCAAAGTTCCAAAGACTTCCTGAAAACCTATCGAAAACAGATACACCACGAGCGAGATTATCGCTCCCGTTGCCAGTTCACTTACTACCGGGAAGTAAAACACCGATTTGAACAGGGCAACATGAAAAACCGCGGCAAGAAAGAAGTAAACCCAAACCCCAAGGCAGAAGTTACATAAAAAAAGCTGGTTCAGAAAGGGTATCTTTATCTTCTGAACCAGCGGGAACTTCTGGATTGTGTAGATGCAGACCTTGCCGATCAGCATCAATAAAACTAATTGTATGTCGCTCATGCTTTAGGGCGACCGGCCTTTCGTACTTCTGTCGAAACGTTTGGTACAACATTCCGAACTTCGGCAACTACTGGTTCAAGGATATACAGCACCTTGAAGAAGCCAGCCATTTTTTCCTGGTCGTTGGTTGGTCCTAGATAAACGACACTGGACAGTTTCCAGCCAACCGGCAATTCAACTTCCGGCGAACTTCCGGGCGAACCAATTGTACGAACCATATTATAAATCTTTGACATTTTCAATCTCCTTATCAAGTATCTTCTCTAAGATTTGCTGACCTGCTGTTTCTGCGGCGGTCATCAACTGCGGATAGGCTTCAACAAACTTATTTACCACAGAAGCAACAATTGTAGCTTTATTATCACTTTTTTCAACCGTAGGGTCAATAGTGAGTTCATCAAGTAAATCCGAGAATATTGTGGTCGCCATGATGGAACGCGCTATCTCGGTGGCTTCAGTGGAGGCTTTTTCCATGCAATTCGGTATATCTACTGAATGGATTTTCTGTTCGGCTTCGATTTCATCGTACCCATTTTCATACGCGTCGTCCGACTCAGACATTTTTAGATAGACCTTATCCCGAAGAGCCTGCTCGACTTTCGGCGCATCTTCCGAGTTGAATCGTACTTCGCCAAGCCCGTTGCGCTTTAGCGAACCCTGAATAGTTCTGCGTCTCTTTTCAACGTCCTCAATCATTCGGGCTTCTGGGTCGCGCCACCATAGAGCATCGGCAATGTGTTTTTTCCATGCCTCGACTTCTTCTGGCTTCATGTTCTTTATTGTTGTGATAAAGTCATGGATTGGGGAATAGGCTTGCTTTACTGATTTGTCGGCCTGTTTTTTTAGGTCAATAATTCCACTATCGGCCAACGAAGCCTGGACAGAACTGACTTCACCGCGTCCACCGTTATCGGCGGATACCTTTTCTCCGATAAGTCCGGGGCGAGTAGTGTTCCCAGACTGGGGCCATTCGATACTCTTGTCATCTAAAGTCTCGGGAACAGACACGGTAACAAGCCCATCCACAAGGGCCTGTGCGCGCATTTCCTGTGGAGTAAAGACGTGATTGCGAATCAGGATTTCGTCTGCCTGTCCATTTGCCAATCTTGCGCGTCCCTGTGCAACGTTTTGGTCGGAGTCAAAGTCGATCCAGGTAAACTCAAGTTCTTCGGGAAGAATGTGGTCGTAGAATGATTTGAACTTCTTTTTCATAACCGAGAGAATGTTCTTCTTGGTCTTACGCTCATCCCGGATGGTTCCAGAGAGAGTTTCCCCGCCGTTGGAAGAACCACCCATCCCGATGTCTGAAGGACTCATTCCATACCCAGCACAGATTAGGTTGGCATAGCGCGCGGTGATTCGGTCGAACATCAATTCATTCGGATTCATCTGGAATGGAATCCACTCCACCTTGGTTGTGTGTTCGTAGAGGACGGGAATCTTCATCGGGTCAGTACCAGTAAATAAGTCCTGCGCCTCTTTCATCCACTCCTGTGCGGTTTCCTTGGTAGTATCTCCGAGGTCGAGGATACCAACCTGAGGGGTATTCAAAAGTAGTTCAGCGTAATACTTATCACCACGCTTCATCAATTCAAAGGCTAGGTAAATCTGTTCGGGGGGAGCCATACCCCAACCCTCACGCCAAATATCTGAACGAGGACTCATATATTGACGTGCTATTGAATATGCTGGAAACGCAATGGGTTCAGTAATCATGTTGGGAACGCGCTGAATAACAGGAAAATCAGCGTTTAGCGAGGGCATTAGAGTACCCGCGTCTAGGCAACGTATCCAGACTACTTTCCCATTAGGATCATCATTCTCGTGTCCCAATTCTGCGGCCATCCCAAAGGGCAGATCGAGCAAGTCTTTACCCAGCCATTCGAGTCTACCCGTGAAATCAATTCCGTCATACATCCCCTCATTGTCAATTAATCGCGTGTTGTATTTTATTTTGGCTTTCAGCTCATCGGTCTTATTGGAGTCTCTTGCAACAATCTTCCAATCCAGCGCGGTGAGTTGAGAGATGGCGGTATTCCTACAGACAGTAGCGATGGGGACAGACATAACGAAATTACGCCATATCTGAGCCTCCCACCAATTGGGCGAATTCCACGCGGGGGCAACGCGATAAAGGAAATTCAAAACATTTCCACCGGGGGCAGAACGCTGAGATGGAAGGGTGGTTTGTACCAAAAGATCGGTGGGATTAAGTTGTTTTGCTTTAGTTCGTGTTTTGGCAGCCATTACTATGATTATAAACTTTACTCACTATCATTTCATAGAGTGAGTTTATGATAAAATTAGGTATGTATATATGTCATTCTTGCTCGGGAGGATGTTTAGGACTTAGTTTCCATCACGGGAAATTTGGATGCGTTTATTGCGGTTGCAGAAAGACCGAGGAAGAAGTAGAGCAGAGTGGCGAACCTCCCAACTTGTGATATAATTCTCTAGTTCTTCCTCCTTTCTAACGGCGGTATGCCGCCCTCCCTAAACTCGCCTCCTCCTCGGGCGAGTTTCCGTATCAGTTCGTGTTTATATTTTCAAAGATGTTCTGATTACTTCTACCGCCAATTTATTAATTTTATCAATATCCGGCCCCTTAGGAAGTTTGCAGTTTAGATAAGCCTCTTCCGCCAACTTGAAAAGACAGTCTGATTCTTTTTCCACTTGCTCCATAGTCCATTCGCCGCGCTTTATTTCAAGAAGTTGTGTAGCGTCTTCCCGTAGTACATAAAGACAACCATCTTTTAGATATTCAATACCCATGCGAAGTAGCCGAATAAGATGGGCGGCATTTTTGCAATCATATCCATACTTTCCAAACAATTCAATCCGCTTTTGGCCCATGTGACCGAGTTTCTGTCCATGAGTCATTTTGTGTAATTGTCCATAAGCATAACCAGTAAATGAACGATAAACATGCCTTCCAACAAACGCGTCTCTATTTTCAATTAGTAGGTCAAACGCCGGTTCTTTCTTGATATAATAATTCTGGTCAAGATAAAGCAAAGTTAATGCATTGGGATTACCAACAGATAAAAGATGAATAAACTTATTGGCCTCATAAACAACAATGTCCCATTCATCCTTTTTAATTTCTTTAGTTCCATTGGTTGGAAACATTCCCCCAACAGCGTGTAAACCGAAGTAATAATCAATCGGGGGGACGCATACCCCCATTACGTCTTTATCGTCTATGGAATTTGGGTCGGTAGAGGGAATATACATTCCATGGGCGATACTACCTCGGTAGGCAATACAAATTGACCAATCTCCCAAACATAAATCTTCACGTAGAACGTCTTTGGGAATACCCATTTTTTATCCTTTCTCTATATTTCTATTATATCTTAATTTACGTTTCAACTCGTACTTGACGTGAATAGATTCATAAGTTACACTTATATCGTTCAGGCAGTACGATGCGGTTTGTGATACAATATATTAATTCCCCGGAAGTTATCGGAATCTGCCTGAACAACAGACCGCAACTTTCGGGGTTTTTTATTTGGAGATAGTATGACAAATAAGATCGTTCCAGAAAAAAAGTGTTGTAAGTGTGGAGAAATAAAACCATTTTCCGAGTTCCACAAAAACAGTAGAAACAAAGATGGAAAATGTCCTCGGTGTAAAACTTGCATTCGAGGACAAAATTCAGCAAGAAATAAGTATATTTGGCAGAAGAAAAAGAGTGACCCGGACTTTGAAAGAAAGCGTAGAGACTATGTATTAAATTATAATTATGGAATATCCCTAGAGTTTTATGAAATCATGTTAAGAGATCAAAATGGAATATGTGCAATATGCGGAGCAAAAACAGCATACCCATATTTTATGAAACAAAAGAATTTTTTTGTTGACCACGACCACAAAACCGGAAAAGTGCGCGGTCTTTTATGTTACAACTGTAACAAACTTTTGGGAATGGTAAAAGACGATACGGAGTTGTTGGAAAAGCATATAAAGTATTTAATAGATACAAAAAGTTAATCCTTAGATTTCCCCCATGCTCCAACCTTTGCTTCTTCCTCTTTTTTTTGTTCTGGATTTTTCTGGCCTAAATGAGCAAACCGAATACTGCTCCATTTACGAATAGGTGCAATAGACAAACGGGCCCCGGTGGTCGCGGTTATCCGGTCGTCATGGGTATCCTTAGCGGGGAAGGTGTCCAATTCGCCAAAAAAATTATCCGTCCATTTTCCACGAACCACCCACCAATGTCCTTGCGCCGCCTCCGCGAACCAGTGGTTAGCCGCTTCTACTCTATCTCCATCCTTCTTGGGGTCGTGCGCTCTCACGGTAAACCCAAATGGCTTTAAGAAATTGGCAATAGCGGCCACTTGGTTCTTACCGCCCGAGGCGGGTTCCTGCTCGATATAGATGGGTACTTGTTGTCCATCTACCATGGCGGTATTTCTGATGTTTTCAAGAATTTGATCCCACAACCAATGTCCTCCGGTTTGATCTTCGATGCAAAAGTTTTCCTTCTTATCGTCATAGGAAACCAAACCACCTATTGTTTCGTCGGGGTCAGTACCAACTTTCTTCTCGGAAGCGGCGAGGTCATAATATCGAATCCGCCCTCTCCATTCGGGAGCCTTTTCTAAGATGTGCGATACTCCAGTAGTTGGATTGTGGGTAAACCATGTCCTATCACCAAGAGAACCTTCTTCGTTGGCTGCGATTCCCTCGATCTCGCGCTGTCTCAAATAACCAGACGGGAAGGATGATACCAGTGTAGCGTAAAAGATGGGGTCAAGGTTCTTGCGGTTCTCTTCCAGGGAAACGTGAAAAGACTCGATTAACTCGCGCCCCTGCATATCGGGGATGTCTTTCAGGAGGTCATAGACTTCTTGAGGAATCTCTTTCCGGTCGAATAAAGCGGCTATCCAAGAGTCTCTTCCGGCCGGAGTAGTGGTTAAGAACCGTTGGGTATTGGACCCAACGCGTACACCCGCGATAGCGTTCTTCCAGGCCAGTCCAGTTCTATCTCTACGGGCTTCGTCATACCATAACCAGTTTACGTTATGTCCACGGCCAGACTCGGGGTCACGAAGTCCACGACAATAAAGAACGGCTCCATTTATGAAAACGATTGAAAATGGTCTGGTTACATCCCAAGACTCTGACCTTCTGACTCTGTGTTTTGGAATTACCATCTGCCAGGGTATCCAGCTTCGGAGTTCTGGCCAGGTAGAAGTCTTGAAGTTCTCCAGGTCTGGATTGACGACTATCCCTGTTCTACCTTCACGAATCTTACGAAGCGCTTTCTGTGCGCCGGCAGAAGTTTTTCCAGATCCTCTACCCCCTTGCATGGCTACAAAAACTCCGGGTGCATTTATGAAACTTAACTGTTCCCCCGCCGGGTCATAGGGCTTTCCCGCTCCATTTCTGCGAAAGAAGCCATTCTCATCAATATTCCATTTATCTGACCAGGCTATGTTGGCTTTGTCTACTTTAGGTATATCGAGATTCCTTGCCCTCATCTCTGTAAGTAGGGCAAGTAACTGTCTCTTATCCTTATCACTCAGATCTGTTCGAATCGTCTTGTTCGCTTGCATTAATGGCCGTTGCCTCTATGGGTTCTTCACCCATGAAGTGCTTTAGTTTCTTTTCCAACTCCTCGTTGGTTGCGGTACTCAATTCTGCGAAGTAAGCTGCCCAACCAAGTAACTTATCCTGCAACTCTGCACCTTTTCCAATTGCCCGAATAGCATCGGCGGAGTTCTCAATGCCGTTCTTTTTTAGGTAATTCATCCCCATGTCTACGAGGTCTGCGCCAACGGTGGCCATCTTCTGAATAATGCCCTGGCGTTGTTTGATGATTTCCATATCCCCGGCTTGTTCGGCCTCTGCGTCTAACATATCGGCGTGGTCGTCCCAAGAATCTTCCTTATGCCACCACTGGAGAGTCGTAGTAGTTGGCGCTCTTCCGTCCTTGGATTGTTCTTTCAATAGCTTAACAATTTGTTTGAGTGGTGGTCTTTCCAGCTTATACCAAATAGCAAAGGCTTCCTGATGTATCTCTTGAGAGAAAGAAGAAGCTCTTGTTATATGCTTACGACTATCGGTCATCGAATTCCTATGGATGCCCCAAGGATAACCATGGCAAGTCCTAATACCGCCCACCAACTTACTGTCAATCCAATGATTACAAACCCTCCACCCAGGAGGGCAATGGAAATAACCCTAATCAAAATCTTCATAGTATCGCTCCACAACTTGCACAGGTTTCATCCTCAGAATCGTTCTTTCTCCCGCAATAAGTACATTTCACTTTATTTTGGTCGCGATATGTGTTGGCACTGGATGCCCAATCATTGTATATGGAAATGTCGGACACCTTTAAGTCCATGAAATCAGAAATACCGGGATAGTCATAATTAGAGCCAGATGGGGATAGAATTTGATAATATTCATCTATCCCAAACACCTTTCTTGCTCTATCTTTGCTCATATAACCACATTCAACAGATTTTAGATATTCACTAATACCCATTTTTATCCTCACTTTCTATTACTCTCCAAGTTTTTCGTCAATCAAGCGCCACTCATCCGATGCTTCCAACATTTGAATGATGTCCCAAACCTCGCGCTCAGAATTTCTCTGTTCTTCGAGGAAGAACTGTAAGAACTGAGTAACAAGGAACTCGCCCTCATCGTGCGCGGTCTTATATATTTCTTCAATGGCGGCGGTAGTCTTTTGTTCGGCGGCGTAGGCGGAATAGAAATAATCCGTCAGCCTTCCATTTACCATTTCGATCTTCCGAATTGTATCGTAAATTGGGGTAATGTTCCGATCAACCAAGACTCCACAGAATTTATCTGCGTGAGTCAATTCATCATCACTAGACTTACGCATGAACTTGGCAGACCCGCCCCAGCCCATATTATCAAGTTCATCCGCCATCTGTCTGTAAACGGCCGAATTGGTTCGTTCCAGTGTAACTTCGTTCTGTAGCATCTGTTCAACAAGGACAAACATAGTAGCCTCCAAGTTCAATTATACACGCTTACCATCCCCAAAAGTAAGATAAGACTTTTTTGTAATTACCCGATATGCCAACGCGTCCATGCCAAACCAGAATAAGAACTTGGCTAGGCGATGATATTTGGATGGTATATTAACCCAAATACATACTGGAATTGTAATGCCATCCCAGTTTTCTTGTAGGTATTTGTCAACGGGGTTTGTCTGCACATTTTACCTGTAACTAAAGGCTGGAATTACTCCGCCGCCCCGTCTATTAAACGCGTGGTTTTTGTGAATAAGTTTATGATGATATGGGCAGACATATACCACATCTCCCTCCCTCTCTTCTCCAAGGCTCCGATAATGTAGGTGATGGGCATTCAAGTGTCTCCCATGCTTACCACATCCTTTTACTGCACATAGCCAATTAGCATCTTGACCCACTACGTTTCTAACCCTCTTCCAGTGGTCGCTCTGCAAGTAATCTTGATATTCATCGTGCCTATCTATCCTTGGCTTAAATACCCAGTCCATTATCAAGAGAGTAATAATTGCCGCCAATGGATCATATCTTTTGTATCTTATCATTTCGGCACTTTAGGCAACTTTGCCCAATGACTTATCTCTATCATAGGATATTCATTCCTCTCCCATATCCCCACCCATGTACTTACGGATACATACTTCCTACTCCTGTCTTTTTTAGAAGCATAACAGACAAGATACTCCCCATTCTCTTTAGGACTTCGACTTATCGGATTCCATTTGGTCATATCCTTCTCCTTTGTTATTGAGACGGGGCGGGGCTTGAGTACCCGCTATTAATCTTTGCCGGTAGATTCCTAATAGGTGGACGACTGAGGTCTAATTGTCGTCTTGTTTTGAGACCTTCTACACCTATCGCGTGTCCTTCCACGCCGCCCGTCTCGTTCTCTATTATACCCCAATTTGTTCGCATAGCAGGGGGATTTTGTGGAATTCGAGAACCGTAATTTCTGAGCACGGTGCTGTGTTTCATCCGCCGCCAGCGTTGCCCAATTCTGGCTTGGGTTGTGTGTGCTGGATGCTGGATGGTGGATGGTGGATGGATGTAGCCAGGTCCTATGATATGCGCCCATGATGGATCGCTGGGTTATACGCTCTACTTACCGGGTATTCATAATTCATATTCGGAATATTGAATGTGACGTATGTCGTAATAATCCAGTCAAATGTGACTATGTGCTCCCGGTCAAAAAGTCGTATCGTTAAAGGGTAGGAGGCAATAAATAAAGAGCTTCTTACACCGAAGCGGGCAAGGGGGGCAACGGGCAACGGAGAAACCGGGGAGGCTGGGTAGGAGGATGACCAACCACCGGGGCAACCGTCCAGGCGCTAGGCAACGACACGACCAACTGGATAACGTATTACTCCCGGTTGGCGGGGCTGTGTACGGCTATAGTACGTGTATAGGCAGGGTAGGGCATGGGTGTGATGAGCGCCCTAGGGAGGTCCGATACTTGGATGGGTACACGTCTAGCATGAACAGCTATTGAACTCGAAACCCAGAGTGACGGAAGATCACCCTCTGGGTAGTATGGTAGTGGCCATACCTGATGAGAGTAGAGAGAGGTACAACAATGATAAAGCTGGAGATTACTACCAAATGGCATCACGACGTTATCCAGGAAACATGCAAGACAATGGCGTCGTCCATTAGAGCGGCTACATCCGCCCATCCAATTGGATTACATATCACGCTTGACAGGGGTACTGACAAAGAGCGAGGGTATTGTCAAGTGACAAGCATCAAGGTACTGTAAAGTAAGGGGAGGCTTGACGGCCTCCCCTCCAAACCAGACAGCACTACAATTCGGTAGTACTGTGTGTTATGGAGGCAGTAAAGATGGAAGCAACGATTGAGTTTAGATCCCTTGGTGGTAAGTATAAACGAAAGATTATTGTCAAGCAATCCCACATTAATAACGGGTATGCTATTGACACCACGATAAAGACAGGGGCATGGTATACACTTCGCCACCTAGAAGGCTTTCATACATTATCGGAAGCGCTTCTAAGTGCAGCGGAAACCGTCAAGGAATTACAATCATAGCATCCCGGAGGCGGCTGATACCGCCTCTCTGATAGACTGGCAAGCGCAACGCGAGTAGAGCATAAGTCTACCATGTAGCCGCTCAATACCTCCCATAAGCCGCTTACCAGTCTATCAGACCCCATAACGCGGTTGTGGGGCAAGTAGAATGAGAGGATACCAATGAACAAAAACCTAGTCGGTAAAGTATACAAGTTGGCGAATGGCAATAAATGGGGCGAGGTTATAAGCCAGGTTGACTTGACTGCCGAAGTCAAGGTCCGTCTATCAGACGGGGCCGTTACAACTTTCGGTTATTACGAGGTTGTATCATGGATCAAGGACGGGGTATTAATCGAGGTAACCCAATGACCACACACCAGATAGTAACCACAGCCAAGATATACCGCAAGCTGGAACGCGAGTACAGACTAGCCGGAGATCAGGTTAATGCGGATAAAGCCGCGGCTATGTACCGCAAGCTACAACGAGAACTTAAGCAGCGGCTAAACGAGGACTAAGGCTTATTGATAACGATTATCAATAACGTTCATATTCTGAATTCTGATAGGAGGCGCGATATGCGCGGGATACACAAAGCCCGCTAAAATCTAATCTGTAGAATGGGGAGGCGTGGACCTCCCCCCTCTTATAGAGCACACTACAATTCGGTAATGTGCTCTAATCGGAGGCTAAAATGTACACTGTCTTTACTCGCAATTGGTGGAAGTCTAACTCAGCATGGCCCGGAGGACGTGAGCCGGGAGCGGGGCGGAAGTATACGCTATACCGCAATCTCCGCACAGAAGAAGAAGCGCGGCGGATATGCAAGCAATACAACGCAACACACAAACCAGGTAAGTTAAGCCATAAAGCAGAATACGACGAACAGTAAATGACGGCCTATAACTACGGATATTGTCCGGGCATCCGTCGCCAGTAAGATGATTTTACTGGCGGTTAATGCCCTAGCAATTCACCAGGACAAGAGGATAAAGATAATGAATACATTTGATTGTTTCATGGCAGGGTATCACGGGAGAACGTCAGAAGAGCCGCCCTATGCCTCTTCGATTAATGGCATGGCATATCAAGCGGGAAAGTGGTGTAGGGAATATAAAGTAGTGGCGCAAGAGATTAAACCATCCCGCGGCTATAAGATGATTGTCAACCGGACCTATGTACTTGACTTCAAACGGGATTCTTACAGCCCGGATGTAACCAGAGTACATTAACAGCACTTGAGGAGGTGCTATTATGACAAACAAAGAGAGGCTAGTCGAATTCATGCGCACACAAGAGATTCGCAGATCACAAACTCAGATCATGCGCAATCTGGCAGAGATTGACAAGATGATTAATAAAACATTCCCAAAGGTGAAAAAATGACCCGTCAAGATATGCACAAACTTTTGACCCCAGACCATGAACGGCCCGCGCGGTTTGTCCGTCAAGATATACCGCTCTTTCCATCCTTCCCACAGCGCGGAGCAATAGAGACAACGCAGTATCACGGAAAAACAACTCAAGTCACTGGTGGATTACATCAACAAAATCACCAACAGCCCGGCGGAATATTCGGATCAGGATACTGGGAAATTCCGCTCCCACGTGGGGCATTATTGCCTGGACTGGGCATACAGCGGCGTCAACCTTCAGCGCGTTTGCAACGAGAGCGGCGGAGTATCGCAGCCCCTTGGCAGCGGCTTCTGCACAAAGCGCGAACTGTATGAGAAAATGCACGCTTTCATCCGGGGTATCGAGGAAGGAAAGGCGATCAAATGATTAAGCCTGAAATACACCTGTACAAAGTCCCGCGTCAATCCATCGGCTTTTATCACACCTGGAAGCACTACTGGCGGCATATCCTCAGCCTGTACTTTTATCTCGGTAAAGGCTGGAAGCTGGATATAACCATCATGGAAGCGTAACCGCGAAAGGAAAATATGTTAACTAAAACTTTGAAATTTGACGTTGCAACCCTCGACACTCTCAAAGCTATGCAATGGGAGAATGACGGGAAACTAGGCAAGATTACCGCCCAGCTTGACCGCCCCGCCTATGTCGCAATAAACAAAGCACTTGAGGCAATGGGCGGCAAGTGGAACCGCGGCGCAGGCGGCCATGTATTCCCAACAGATCCCCGCCCACAAGTTGAAGGACTGCTCGATTCTGGTAGCCTGACGGTAGACCGGGATGGTTTTTTTGAGACCCCGGAAGAACTGGCGCAGCTTATGGTACAGCGCGCAGATATTCAGCCCGGAGATTTTGTACTTGAACCCTCTGCCGGACTCGGTGCAATTGCGCGGCACTTCCCATTTTTTGAGAATGTTTACATGGTGGAGAAGAACCATCAGCGCATTTGTGAATTAAGAAAAACGTTTCCGCTTGCGAAGGTATGGGAGGGCGATTTTATCACGCTGCCCCTAACCCCCGGATACAACAAGATCATAATGAATCCCCCCTTCGAGGACGGGCAAGACATGGCACACGTAAGAATGGCCTATACATTACTGAACCCAGGCGGGCGGATAGTGGCGATTATGTCCCCTCACGCTTTCTTCGCAAATGACAAAAAGTCTGTAGCCTTCCGGGAATGGTTCACGGGAACCACGGAGGACTTGCCCGCGGGAACCTTCAAGGCAAGTGGTACAAATGTCATCGCCAAACTTGTTGTAATCGACAAGCCGTAAAGTCCGTGTTGTATCGTAACCTAAAATGAAAAGATAAAACTATGTGTACCAAAGAATGTCAACCACGCTGGACAAAAGGCAGAGGATCATTTATTGGATGGTATCTGAAAATATGCCGCAAGCATCAGATAATACACGCCATGAAGAAAGGATGAAATGACAAATAACCCAAACATTATCAGCATGAAGCAATGGGTTGAAGCCATGGCAGCATTGAAGCGCGAGGAACCGACATTACTACGCGGCTTCAATGCCCTGCACCCACTGACCCCGGCGCAGTCCTTTGAGTACACCGGGGAGCGTGTCAGCAATAAAACCAGGCATGTTTTATCTTACATCACCGCCTTGGACGCAGACGGAAAGCCGATAGACGCGTTTACAATCAACCGCGCAAAGTACTATATTTCGATTGGGAATATCCAAGGCTTTATTTCGCAATCCAGTGACCCAGTAACAGCGCGCAAGATCAACCGGCCAGAGGGCGAACCATGCCCAGACTCAAGCTCCTATCTTTGGAGTAATCACTCTCAATGCTATGTTCTGAAAGGAGAATAATATGTGTGAATTTATCAGTTTCAAAATCGAGAAATCCCCGGAAGGATTGAAAATCATCACCGCCCCTGATCTGGAAAACCATGACAAAATTCCCGGCAACGGCCATGAAGGCGAATGGGGCAAATATGGCACCCTTGACATACGCATCCCCCTAGAAACATCCGATAATGTGAAAGCGGAATTGGAGGCGTTTGTCAAAAAGACCTATAAGACGCGCCAAAAGATGATTGACAAGTTAATTGTTCAGTACCTTGCGTCTGGAATCCTGCCAGACCATTTTTACGAACATTCAAAGCTGAACAACCGAAAGTTGCGCCTGTTCGCTTGTGACTGCGCAGAGCGGGTATTGCCCATTTTCGAGAAGGCATATCCAAACGACAGTCGCCCGCGCGTATCCATTGAAACTGCACGAAAGTTTGCCAATGGACGGACAACCAGAGAGGAAATGGCTGCGGCTCGGGATGCGGCTAAAAAATGGCAGGCAGAACGACTGCTTCAATATATCAAAGGAGAATAATAAAATGTACGAATCATTTTTAATCAACCCAAAGACAAACGAAGTCAGGACCGTAGGCACTCCGCACGAAGAACACGAACTAAAAGCGCAGGGGTGGCAGCCCATCCCCGAAGGCGTGTACTCCCAGCTCCTGGACTTCAACAAGATCAAACAACTGAAGGAGCAGAACACAAAGACCATCGCGGTACTTAAAGAAGCGCGGCGGGAACTTAACTTCTTTGACAAGAACTGTCTTATCAAGTCCCGCGCAGGTGGCGGTTATGTTGAGATTGACCCTTCCCTAATCGACTCTCTCGATTATGCAATCAAAGAAAACGAGGATAAATGATACCCGTAAACTTCTTTTCCCCCGAGTACAAACTTCCCATAAAACAATCTCTTGAAACCGACCTACGCGACGAGATTGACACACTGAAGGAGCAGAACGCGCGGCTTGTCAGCGCGTTGAAAAGTCTCATTGACGCAACCGTACAAATTCCGGTTGACCGACGCGCAAAATGGGCATCCGAAACCAGCGAGAACGCACGCTTGTCTATTGACATGGCTCAAGACGCAATCAAAGAAAGCGAGGCGCAGAAATGACCATACAGACAGAAATCAAAGCAACTGGATACCTGACCATCAAAGGCATCGCGGCCCGGATCGTTGACCTGGAGGGCGCAGTCTCAGACCTGCTCACACTGGCAGACAACCTCGCAGGCGCGTCCGCGCAGATGTATGAGGTCTACCAGCGCGCCCAAGAAGTCCTGGCGCAGAAAGTTGGTGGAGAATGAAAAACTTAAATCTTGATTGGGGCTTTGACTTTGGAATGGTTTACCGATATGAGCCACGCTCGTATTTCCAAATCCTGCATAACGATGATTGGGGCAGGGGCGAGGGATGTTTCAGTGTTTTCTATATTGCATTCGCTGGATTCGCAATTGGACTGTACTGTTTCTACGACCACGACGGGCGGGTATAACCATGACCAGCAGCCTATCATGGCCCGCGTACTGGGCAACCAAACCCAACCCTGACGCAGAGTTTTACCGCTGGTTCGCATCCAGAGACGCACAGACGCAAAAAGAAATATTGACAGGCGCGCCCCCGGAAGTCGTCGCAAGATGTACACAACCCACCAATGTATCCCACGCGGGCAATGAAGCCCTCCGGTACTGGCAGAATAAATCCATCCAGAAGGCACCCACAACAAAAGCCCCCGCGCAGAAGGTTGTCAAGCCAAAGAAGAAGAGTAGACATCTCTGGACGTGGATCATCTTGGGCTATGGATTGATATTTCTCGCGTGCGTTCTCCCCGCTCTTTTGAGGATGATAAAATGAGGCCATCTTGGAAGGAAATCGCTCTAACTGTTCTGATCGTTGTACTGGCTATAGCAGCAGTGGCCGTATGGCTGTGTGTACCTATTCCATGAAAGGAGGATAAAATGTCAAATTGGCAATATCATCTTGAAATGAAAGACTTGCGCGAAAAGTATGACAAGGACATGGACATCAAGGCTCTCGCGCAAGGATGTGTAGAGCGCATCACGAACCTTGTTGCCAAGCTCCATCTAAACCACATGGCGATTATCAGAGAGGACATGGCAGACGAACTTGAAAACGATGTCATGCCTCTGTTTGAAGAAATCGCGGAAGAAGGCGGAGAAGTAGATGAATTTGATTATGCTCTTGAAAGTCTGTACGACTGGGCAGATACCGCCCAGATGACCATTTTGGCGGCAAGAAAATGTGTTGGGTAAATTGTAGATAAACTGTCATTGACGAAATCAATCAAAGAAAGAAGGATAAAAATGAAGGCAGTTCTAGGAACAAGTACGATAGTATTTACCGACGATTCAGAGAGGTTCGCTATCGGTCTTGACGAAGAATTAACCCTGCACGACTTACTCCGTTTGATTAAGTTCTTCGTATCGGTGGCGCTTAAAATAGAAGGGTCAAAGCCCCCATTCTAATAACTTCTTGATCCATTCTCGCAGAACCTTAAGGGCGGCTTTTGTCAGCGCCCTCAAGTCCTCGGATAGATTGATTGACTCGCAGTCCTCCCATAATCTCTGGACCTCACGCCCGACCTTTTCAACTCTACGCATAAAAGACTTGAGCGGGTCTGCATCATGGGCCATGGAAACTTCGATTGACATCTCTCTCACGCTCGCGCCGACTTCCTCCGCCCAGGTCAGCCACTCCCGGCAATCATCATCTGAGAGAGTATACCTATCCCGCAACCGAGACAGCACAGCGAAGTGCGACACGCTCAGGGGAGAATCCGATTTGACTAGTAAACTCTTTAATTCCCACGCATCCCGGAGCGAGTAAATCAAGTCGGTTGATTTTCGTAACCTCGCACACAGTCCAGCGGTCAGGCCTCTCGTATAGCTAGGGAATTCTGCGTATGCCGTTGCAACGGCTTCGGACAGTTCCCATTTTGAGTATTCTGCCCTATCCCCCAATTTTCCAATGGCTTCCACGACTTCAGAAAGTTCATCAGTCATTGTCGCCGCATTCTCTTACAAACTCTGCTATCTTCTCAAGTTGTTGGGCAGAGAAACTTCCATCGAGTTCTACTAAAATCACGTCGGGAGAAAAGTCTAATATTTTGACATGCCAGCCACGTTCTTTCCATTGCGATTCAAACGCCCTTACATCTTCCGGGTTCTTCGACATAGACGCTCCTATTCTGCAATCGTTCTAATTCTGCTTTGAGATTATCGCGGATCTCCCGCAAATGAATAATACTCCATTTCCATCCATTAAAAGATGCGCGTTCCGACAATTCCAGGCAGACACCATACCCATATTTTTTCAACATGAACGCGTCATAATAGCCGGTGTAATTATTATGTCGCCCGTTGCAGTTTGAGCATTGGCAATTCACGTTCCGAAGGTCGTAACGTGTATATTGCTTGGCGCGCTTCTGCCAGTGGGAAGCTGTGAGAAATCCCCCACAGGAAGCCCCAGGCGTGACGCAACCCCCGTCCCGGAGCCGGACTATCTGCTTGAGGCATTCCATGCACTCCAGATCAAGCAGGGTGCGCTCTGGGCGGTACTTCCCGCGCTTCTTCTTTTTGACTTTGATGGGCTTGGGCTTGGGGGTCATTCGATCACATAAATATCTTCTGGGTGAAATTCTTCTGCTTGCTTACTACGACAATAAAGGCAGATTGGATTTCCTACCAGCCACCACCAGAATAAAAGCGCAAGGTATGGCAATCCCAATAATAACCGCTGCCAATGCGGTAAATCTGGATTGCTCCATAAATACATTCTTCCGGGCGGGCGGTTATTCATTCTCTCCATCCTTCCTTGAAAGTACGTGACGTATCGGAAACTCGACAAAGCAATTATACCATAGAGTATTGACAAGTAATGGATAGTATGCTAAACTATCTACCAAAGGAGCAAATATGGCAAACGTGAGATTACAGGTTATTGTACCAGAAGAACTTGGAAAACAACTCGAGGCAGAGGCGTTGTCTCATAATGCCACCCTGTCTTGGGTTATCCGAAATATCCTGATGGGATATGTCAGGAATAAACCCATTCGCATCCCGTCCATTCCGTTCACTGGCCGCGGGGATGAGATAGGCGAAGGCTTCGGAGAACACGGCGAAAGCGAGGAGGCATAACTATGAGAACAAATACTGCGCCCTGGGACTTTAAGCGTATGCCATTCGATCTTCCTCCACTTAATGACACCTGCCCGGAATGCGGACAGCCCTGTTTTAGCGGAGCCATCCCGAATGGAAAATTGTACAATTGTCCTGCATGTAAATCAGAAACACGCACCTATGACGAGGAGCGCGAGAAAGATATGTGGCGGAGAATGTTTGACCGTCTCGACCTATTCCTAGAAGTCAAAGAACTCGTCCACGCTGCCCGCGCAATCCGCGCGTGGTGGGATATGCCCCTGAAAGATAAAGAGGCTGTAATCCAATACGGGATGGAGCTTGACGGTTATCAAACCGGACAAGAGATAAGGAGTTCGCTGGGTATTTAGGCCACCCACCAAAGCACGAGATAGACCTATCTTAGAGGCATAGCCTCAAATTACCTAAAAAGGAGATTTACAATGAGATCATTTGACGAAGGTTCAAGAAGTGGATATGTAGAACTGCCCGTCCCCGCCGCGTGGATGCGGTGGGCTAGGGGAGATGCTAAACTGGCATCGGTAAAGAAAGATGACCCAGCCGCGTTCTATGGCGGTTGGCGCGCCTTTCTACAACACAAAGAACGTGGAAGCGACACCCAAGTAGACAACCCCGCGCTACCTCTGCCCGTGGTTGAACGCGTGTCTGAAAATGGCGAACACGCTTACAAGGTGTACGTAACCAACGTTCTGAATTTTCTGCCCCTCCAGTGGAGACTTCGGTACGAATACCGGGTCAAAGTCAAAGATGAACAAACTGGACGCGAAACAGAAAAAGTTATGGAGTCTTCTCCAGATAGAAAGCCTGGATACCAGCCCAATAAGCAAATTTTTGGTTTGGTTTTCAATTCAAAAACGGATGAGTACGCTCCGGCAATTCTGTTCATCAGCACATGGAGCGCGTTTATTTCCATGAATAAGGCGGCTGAGGCATGGAAGAAGGTCAACAAGTCTACCCCGGAAGGACAAGTGCTTATCCGCCGCTATGGTTCCACTGGTGTTAACAGCGGCGCAACCCCAAAGTTTGAGATTTATGGACAGGGGCGTAGCACTCCAATTGATGCAATCGGAACAGACAAACCTCGCTACATTGCGGATAGCCCGGAGTTTGACAAACTCTTTGATGATTCAATTGCATGGAAAAACTGCCCGGCCTGGAACGTCGAAGGAAAGGTAACTGAGGAAGACCCCGCCAATGGTGGTGGAAACCCCGACCTGCTACGTTTCGACCAACTTGCCGATGAAATGGGCCTGAGCAATATCGAAAAAACCCAACTGGTTTCCGAGGCCGGAGGCAATTACAAACGCGCCATTGAAATGCTGGATTATGGCAAAGACACCCCGGCTACTGACGCGGACATTAATCAACTGCTCGCGGATAGTGATATTCCGTTTTAGCAATCCCAATCCCCGCCGCACAATCGGCGGGGAATATGAAAGGATAAAATATCATGGAAGAACAGCACATCTATCATCACAACGACTCTGACGGAGTACGGATCAACGTCAAGGTCGAGAAGAACACGAAGGGCTATAACTACGAAGCCACCGTAACCGGCGCAAAGACCGTCGAAGAGGCTATGGCAGCCCTTGATAAGGCACAGGCGGCGCTACAGGCCCGCTTTGGCGAACCATCCATCCCGCCAACTATATAATCCATTCCTCTGCCTCTCTTGCGACTGATAGGAACGGATACCGAAAATCCGAAGAAAGCGCATACACGCTGGAGTAGGATAGGTAGGCATGACGGCGGGTGCGGAGGCATATTGAGAGGAGATAACATGAAAGCAAAATCAAACGGAATCATACTTGAGCTTACTTTTGAAGAGGCTGTCGTCCTGAACCATCTTTTAGGAAATCTTTCAAAAGACGCCGCGGAAGTATGTGGACTGGAAGAGGATGAGACGGATATATTGCGGAGAATGTTTTGGACGCTTTCGGCATATCTCCCCAACGAGGAGGACGGATGAACCCTATTTGTGATAGCCTAATCATCCTGGCAATCATCGGTGGCTTGTTATTGATCTATTCCTGCTGCAAAGTCGCCGGGGACGCAGACCGGCGCATGGAACAGATGCAGGATGAACAGCAGAAAGTAGAGGAATAAATGCACGAATGCCCTGAGTGTGGTCAAGCCTGCGATTGCGATGGCGAAGATACATGGTTCGACAATTACACGAATTGCGAACACGAATGCGATGAATGGGAAGAAGATAATCTTGGAGAGGAGGAAGAATGACCCGTAGACACAATCTCCCGTTTCTCGCCACGATGCTTGCCACCATAGCATCCAACGCGCTTCCGCCCCAACCAGAGACGATACATTTATCCTCACGGGCGCACGATGCGTATCTGAAACAATTGAAGAACAACAAGAGAAAGAGGGTGAAGAAATGACCTGCACCTGCCCATCGAAGGATTGGTTCCACTTCGATCAATCCTGGATACAATTCAACCCGGATTGCCCCGAGCATAAAGACCTTGTACCGGATGGAATAATGCCGACAGAAAGTGAGGAAGAATGACAAACATAATCACAGTACAGCATCAAATAGACCTGAAAACTACCGAATGTTGTGAGTGTGGAATAATATTCGGTATGCCGTCTGATTTATACGACTATCGGGTAAATGACCACGGTAATTTTTATTGCCCGAATGGACATGGACAATCTTTCGTCGGTAAATCCGAAGCGCAACGATTAAAGGAGAGGCTGGCAGAAGAACAACGCAAATTATCCCAAGCTCAGTTTGAGTTAATGGCAACCGAAAAGAAGGTCAAACGTTTAGAGAAACGCGCCAAGAATGGAGTTTGCCCTTGTTGCCATCGGCAGTTTGTATCAGTTGCACGCCACATGAAAACCAAGCACCCTGATTTTGCAAACGAGGCGAACCATGCTGACAATTGAGAAACACGCTTCCGAATTGCGCAGACTGCGCGCCGAACTTGACCAATGGAAGAAAACCTCCCGGATTTTCGAGGACGGATTAAGCGAAGCCAGCAAGGAAGTGTTGGCGCTCAATACCGATCTCGAAATCAAGCAATATTTGCTGGACGAGGCTATCCGCAAGGGGCTGCAATTGTGTGAACAGAATGGCGATTTATTGATGCAACTCGCCGCGGCAAAGGCTGATAATGATGAACTCAGCAAGATTGTTGACGATGCAATAGCTTTTCACGAGGGCGACGATAGCCCCCACGCACAACTTGAGCAGGAGAATGCCCGACTTAAGGCGGAACTGGCAGAGGCACGGAAAGTGATGGGATGGATTGCAACTCACGACGCCTGGCAATTTGACGCAACGGGCGCATGTAAGGATTATCTTGCCGCCCATCCGGAGCCGAAATGATCCGCCGCTTCTTGGCATGGCTACGCTGGTCCCTGACCGGGGCTGAATGGAACACCGGACGCTTGACCATCACATATAAAGATTGGAGAAAATATGAGCAGATTGGATTATGTAATGTCTTTAGAGATATCCGCTAATAATTATCCGTTTTGGGCATTGGTAATGGCCGCTATCCGCCAATCCGATTCGCATAATTTTGAGAAATTCGAGCAGATGTTCCCCGATGTTATGGCCGAGTTTCAGGAACGGTATCATACGCCCGGTGGCCATCTCCCAGGAGAGGAAGATCCGAATTGACCATCAGCCGGGAGCAGTGGCGCAGGTACGCGAAGGTATGAGGTATACTGAAAACATGCGTGAGTTGGGCAATGGCAGCCCCTCTGACTGTAGATCAGACGCCTCGGCTATACAGGTCCGAATCCTGTCTCACGCACTTGCACCCTAACATTTGCATAACGGGAGCGGCGCATATGCCACTGGTGAAATATCCTGGATTGCGGCGGCCCGCTCCCTGAATGCTCTACCTCCGCCGTGGCCCTAAACTATCGGACGGAATGGCGAAACCTATCGAGCGGCGGAGGTAGAAAGAACGTGACGAATCGGAGGTTTTATTATGAGCGGACACTATGAACCCGTTTTAGAATGGGTAGAGGACGATCCCGAAGATGAACTCGATGATATTGACCCGAAAGAAATCGAGGAAGAAGAAAATCTCGAAAAAGGCACATGTATTTGTGGCGCGTGGGTTTGGAGCGACAAACAAAAGAAATTTATCCATGTTGCCGATTGTTGTTGCGGGAGAACATAATCATCCAACCTATCACACAGACGACGCGCAGGAAGATATGCACCCTTGTACAAAATAAGAAAGTTGTGATAATATTGATAACGCTGAGAGACACCATGCAGAACGCGAATTTTCCTTTTCAAAAACCCGCATTTAATCTTACCGACTCGCGTCGGTGTCTCTCAGCAGAGCCAAGATTGAGTGCGGGATTTTGCATCGTGAGAGTACGCTACAATTCGGAGATTCGGTTATGAGCGAACAGGCACCCGATGGACAATATACACAGCTTGATCTAATTCGCCGCGAAGAAAAAGCGTTTCAGAAATTCGCCGCCATTTGCGCGGCCAACGAAGACGCAGTAAATATCCCCAAAATCTATTATGACGTCACAGATGGAGACCATGCTGCTGCCGCCGTTCTTGACGAAATCCTGTTCTGGACTTTGCCGAATAAGAAGCGCAATAGTACCGCACTACGGGTTCGCAAAGATGGTATTCTGTGGTTGGCAGTATCTAGGGCGGAGTGGTGGGAAAGGAAGCGCCTGAGTGAGCGGCAAGCCGACCATGGAATAGAAAAACTCCTCGAGTTGGGCATCATCGACAAATGTATCCACCGTTTCAATGGTCATGGGCAAATGCACTTGAGGGTAGTTGGTCCGGCGTTTTTTGATCTTTACGGAAAGGCGCTTCAAAAGGCATTCTTGGAAGATGCCGACATAGATGAAAATTCAATCACGGAGATAAACGACCTGTATGAAATGATGGGAATGAGTGATTCACGGATTCGTGATTCACGAAACGGGGACACTGATTCACCAAACGGTGATAGGGAATCACCAAACGGTGATACTCTTAACAGCCTCCAACCAGCCTCCAATAAAGCCCCCATAATTGCGCGTGAGCCACTTTCGCAAGAAAATCTTGACAAAGCAAACCGGAAAGTTGATGCTATTCTTCAACAGGACGCTCTTGCACGAGAGAAACAATCTTCCGGGTCCGCCTGGACTGGGCGCGAGAAAATCCCCGAGCCGATCCGGGACCTGCTCGATGTTTATGTTCAGATTACCGGACAGAAACCCGCCAAGAATCAACTGATGGACTGGCTACAAACCGGGCAGGAGTGGCTCGAAATAGGCATAAGCGCCGATGATCTGCGCGAGGCCTATCGCAAAGCAAAACCAGATAGCGGGGAGGGCTTCATGGTTGCCCGCCCAGGAAGCCTCACCCGAACCGCTGGCATGTTCGCGGGGGAGCGCAGAAAGAAGATAAGCGGGGAGGTTATTATTGCCACGCCCACCACGAAGAAAATCGAATCAGTTTATTTTGATCCCGACAAGCCGTTTTATCAACAATTCCCCGAGGAGACAGCATGAATATCCCGGCTCAAATTCAATCTGCATTACGCAATCCGTCCACCAAGAAAGCCTGGATTAGTGAATATCCCGTGATTGGGGCTGCCTGCACGAACTGCGGCGGTTCCGGCGTGGTGGTAGCTTTCATAGCAACTGAAGGCCCATACGACCAACCTGGAGGCCCCTATCTTGTCAAGAACGGCGTGAGGCTGACTTCCCATTCCGATACTATCAAGGGACAGGTTAAGTTTTGGGTTGGACAAACTATTTCTCTGCCCTGCCCGGAATGTCAAAACAAGATGGCTCCGACCTCAATCACTCCGGGTCATACCTGGAACGGCGCGAAACAACTGGCCGCGAAAATGGACGTGCGCGACGATTACGCCGATAAATAATGCCTGATTATACCTAGAAAGGTGAACCCATGAGTATATTTGATCCACCCTCAGACCCATACGGCGATGAAAAAAGTTGCCCGTTTTGTGATTATCCCTTACAGGACAAAGGCATACTAAATTTTCACGATTGGGTATGTACTAATCCAGAATGTGAACACAGCACATGTTATCAGGAACCGGAAACCGTAATTGATTTTCGCGGACATGAAGATGACCCAAGTTGGGTGCCGTTTTAGAAAACATATCATATCGTTGACGCCGACCATATTACCGATGCTGGATAAATGGTCTAGTCGGTGTATTTTTGTAACCGACTGAATTTCCGATAAAGTGAGATGAGGAGAATAGCATGGATACAAAAGCGATTGAAGAAATCAAGGCGATCATCGAATCCAACGAGAAAATAGGCAGGGTCGTAGTATGGACGCTTGAAGGACTTGCGAGTATGCCGCTTGCAGAAATCATCAAGCAACCCACAGAAGGATTGTTATACGACCTGAACCGGGACAAGGCAACTGTCTGGACGCTGATGAAAGACGATAAGTGGGTGAATGATTACGCCTGCGCGCTGGTGATAACCGCTCTCAAGTCGAAGTTGGCGGATGCAGAATTATCATTGGAACATTATGCGAATACCTATGGAGGAGTGCGTAGGCCCCTTCATCCCGAGAAATAGGCCGAGAAATGATAACCGAGGAAACGTTTTCTGACAAAACAGCAAAGGACGATTTTTTCGACGAAGATTATCAATCCATCTGCTCTATGCCAAACAATCGTCGTGAATATTGCGAGGCAGATCGACTAGATTGCTATGGATGCCCATGGTGTACATTGGAGGAGAAATGAGCGAATTAATAGACTTTGTTCAAAAGGCACACGGCAATCAAAAATATGGCGACATGCCATACATCGTTCATCTTTTATTGGTACAGAGACACTTTATAGACGAACCAAGAAAAACGGTAGCACTTCTCCATGATATTGTTGAAGATACCAGTATAAGTATTATGGATATTCAGAAAAAGTTTGGGGATGAAATAGCCTGGGCCGTGATGGCTATTACCCATTCCGACTCAACAGAAGATTATCTGAAAGAATATATCCCTCGTTGTGCAAAAAACGATATTGCCAGAGATGTGAAGATAGCCGATCTGGAAGAAAACATTTATTCGGCAGAAAATAATTACCCTGAATTTTCTGGTTTATTGAAACGGTATAAAAAGGCTCTTTGGTTTCTCCTACAGGAAAAATATAAAAGAAAGAAGGCAAAATGATTGCATATCATCTGACCCCCGACCCATATTGGTGGATACCTTTAGTCGCGCTGGTCGCCGCCTGTGTGCTGGCGTGGGCGTGCGGAAGGAATGAGCAATGACCAGCAAAGCAGAAAGGATGTGATGAAATGAGCGAAACACTTGAACAACGATTGCGAAGACTTGCAAAAGAAGATGATGCGACTTTATGTCAAGTTTATCCAGGAGATGTTGTTGAATTGCTGGATGAGAGGGATAAACTCTCAATTACGATTTCTACTCGTATCGAACAGATGGAGGACGTTAAAATGAAATTAAACCTAAGCGAAGCAATTGAAATTTTACAAAAAGAGATTGTTTGGTGCCTAGACCATCCCGATAAAGAATTAAATAATGACCAACAAATGGGGTTTATGAATGGATTGAGGCAGGCACAGACACTTTTAAGAAAAGCAGAAGCAGTAGTAAGTGGAAACACTCAAGAAACAAAACACAATGAGGTTATACAAGATTTAATTTATGCAGTAAAGATTTGGCGCTCAAGAATGCCCGCGGACATTAAGGGATATATATTGCCAAGAGATGTCATTGATGTGATCCGCGCCATTGATGAATATGACGAAAATGTAGGTAAATATATATAAATTGTTTAATTAATAAAGATTAAGTCATAGGAGTTTATGACTTTCTGTATAAGGATACAACGAGGCCAACATGTTAATAATTCCAATCTATGACACGGGCGGGGTATACAGTTTGGCAGTGGACCCCGCCAATTTGCCTGAATGGCTGAAACGATGGATGGAGGTAAAATGAATACTAAATTACTGCAAAATGGCGAGAATTATGGACAGTATATTGATAGGCGTATTGAGGAGATATTCAGCGACCTGGCATCCGAGTCTGGTGAACAGTTTGCGAAAGAATACGGTGTAAACATGCCGGCCGGCGCATTGGCATTCGACCTGATGGACAAATCAATGCGTCTACAAAGTGCGTGGAAAAAGATAGCGGAATCCCGCAACGTATCGGAGGCACGATTATGATAATACCATCCTACTATTGCACGCTTCCCCTTGTTCTATTTGCGGCGATCATGTTGGGAATTGAATTAATAATAGAGCGGAGGAAAAAATGACCGCACCTGACATAGACATCCTTATTCCCTATGAAGGAGATAAGAAATTCGATCTGAAAGTTTCCAATAGAATTGACATTCTCGTCAAGGTACAGCCACTCTTGGAGCAGGCCAATGGGACGACCGACCCCGAAATATTATTGCGTGTGGCTGATGAGTGCGAGAAAGCCAGTCTATACCGATTGGCCGAGCATTACAGGATGCGCGCCGGGATACACCAGCCTGGAAAGGCAGATAAGAAAAGAGAATATCTTTCCAAGGCCATCGGGTTCATCGAATCCAGGGGCAGGGCCGAGTCTAAGGAAATCCGCCAGTACCTGGGTATTTCCAAACACGAGTTCTACCCCGTTCTGACGGCGCTGCGGAAATGTGGTAAGGTTGTCTTTATCGACTTGCACTATGTGCCGAAAAGCGCAATGCTGTTTTGATGAAAGGATGATGAAATGGAATTTAGAGTACAGAATGTGAGTTATTTCAATTCCTCCGAAGAGTTAGAGGGGTGGCTGAAGCCATGGGGCGAGGATGGCTGGACAATTGCGGCTATGAATGATAAATATATTGTCATGCAGCGCCCCCCCGCAGAGATTGCGGAAATAGATTCGGTATGGGAAGCTATCACGAATAATGCGGGATAGGTGTATAATGGAGTTGGTTGCATCGAGGGCTTCAACACCTCGCCAGATTGGTCAATTCCAATCTTTCAGGGCGAAAGAGATTGAGCGACCTGGACAACCCTCCTGAGCGGGCCAGGGTATCGTTGTTCCGCAATATAGGCAGAGCTGGGATCTCCCAGAACACTCCGCCCTAGGGAGTCGCCCCGGCCAGATGGTCAGTGTGAGCGTCAATGTAGAACCCCTCCGCGTGGGAGGGGTTCTCATGTTTATAATTCCACCACTTTCATTTTTCAGCGCGCGACTGAAAGTTCAAAATGGGTGAAAATAAATCTTTTCACTGTGAATGAAAACTATTTCACAGTAAAATTAATGCCGTCTTTTTTTCATGGGAAAGTGCCTCAGTAAAATTTATTTCACCAGCCTATACGCCACCTGCCGCCCGCACAATCCAACCCGGATCATTCTGCCCGCCTCGATTTCATTATTGATAATAGACTTTGCTCGATCACTTGTTATCCCGTTTGCCCCGGCATACATGAGGGTGGTGAACTCGTCGGATCTGAGGGTGTAATGTTCTTCGTGGAATCGGCGTAGTTCTGCAATCATAAAATCTGCTGCAACCAGTTCATCATTCAATGATGGGGTTGTCATCAATCACCTCGCGGGTACGTACATCAAGAGTTTTAATGGCCACCTTTACATTGGTCAATCTGCCGTCAATGGTCTCGAAAAATGTGCCACCCAATGTAATAAGATAGGGGCTTTTTACAACCTTGCGGGCATAATCGTCCAGGCAACACAATGATGGACAGACAACAATAGTGGATTCCACCTCCGATCCATTAACCATCATGCTGATTGTTTCCTTCACAAAGTTGTGATAATGTGCCCGCATTACCAAACGCGGCGGAACGCGCCCGGCCATTAATTCAGTTGTCATCAGACTTCGGAGATAATATCTTGCTTCGTTACCCTCCAGCCATGCGTGCCTGCCTGTGGGAGGGCCGTGGTGAGCCAGGTCAAGAGTTACGCCATTGTACGTTGGATTGTTATGATATAAAACTCTCACGTCTTTACCCGGATTGGAAATTGAAAGAAATTCCCCTACCTTAGATTCACTGTCCCCACTTCCAAAAACATGCACGCCTGTTCCCTTGATAATCCTTACCGCCTTGCAAGTCGGAAGCGCGTCAATCGCTCTTTGTAAGTTTCTTGCCCCGACTGTTTCTTGTACTGATTCGGATGGGGATATTAAAGAACCATGTACCCCACCTTGGGTTAAATCGCCATTGTGGATAAATAGTATTTCATCTCCCTGGGCGTATTCCTTTGCCACCTCCAAAAGCCATTCAAATATTCCATTGAGATAGACCTGTACGGGATTTAATGGAAGTTCATAATCTACCTGTTCCCCGTCGGGTTTTTCCATTTTCACAAAAGTTCCGGGAGAAAGAAGACCGAACGATTTTCCTCCGTGCGTATCCGCAAGAACAAAACCTATTTTTCGTTTCATAAAACCTCCATTCATGCAGAGGCGGTTACAAAACGTAACCGCCTCTGTGAAATCCTATTTGATTGTCTTGCCAAATATGTCTATTTCTTCACCCCTTTCAATCGAGTGAAAAGCTGCTTGACCGTGTTGTTGGTCAGATAGTTCAGTACCAACGTGAGGCAGCCAATCACCAGGGCAATGATAGCCGGGATGGTGTAAGTCCCTACCGAGAAGAAGTTCATCACCAGTCCAAGAATGCCAATGGCGATAGTCAGTCCGGCCAGAACCCAGGTCAGTACAACAGATGGAATTGTCATGGTTCTCCTTTATGGCAAGTGTACGCCGACTAATGGCAGCAGCACGATGATCGCCACAATCACAAGGACAAGGTAAAATACCCACTTGGCCTGAGCAATTGGAGGCGGGAACGGAATCATACTGATGAGCCACCAGATCAGGGCAAAAATCAGTATGTAGACCAACAGCGTAACGAGAATTAACATTGTATTTTTCCTTTCTTCTAAATCAGGGCGTACTCGCATTCATAGATCTATTTTATCACAAAAATTAGTGCATTAATACGTAACAGAATTCCAATTGCTAGGTAAAGCGGGAGCAGCCCGAGGAAGATTGCGTAGAGTATCAGTCCTATGATGCCCCATCCTTGCGGGCAACCGTCGAGTTCGTGTTTCATGGCGCTATCGGGAGAATGAATTTCGGGATGCCCAATAAAATCATCGTTCCATCCCATATATTCGGAACGTAGGTGGCTATCGTGTACATGATAATAAAGCCTAAAAATATAGTGATGTAGAAAGTTTTCTTCTTGAGCAGGTCGGAGAAGTGTTCGGTCTTGTGATGCGTATTCACCGAGGCGGTAAGTTCCACCACGCTGATGGTTAATCTTTGCAGCATTTCCCCTGTCTTTGCAATCGTCCGGTCTGTTCTATCAATGACAACCTCGGATGTAGTGGTAGAAACCTTTACCGCTTCCTCCGCCTTCATCCTGGCGACCTCTGCATTTGTGGAAACCGCGTTTAGTTTTTCCTCGATGCGGGCAGTTCTGACCAGCAGCCCCTCACCATTTTTTCCGATAACGGCAAGTTCGATCCGGTCTAATTGGCTGTTCTTCGTCGGCGTTTTGGTTGGCATGTTTGTCTCCTGCCCTGCTAAGATTAGCCTTTCGGCTCAATGGTGGGGGTCGGTTTGGTATCCGGTAAGGTCAGGACATGCCCCTCGTTTGCCAAAGTCACAGATGAGTCTGGTACGGTTATCTTGGCGGACTGGTTCCAGACCTGTGCAAGTTGCAACGCCATCTCCTCTTTTACTTGGGGTGGCTTATTTCCGGCTATCTGTTCAATTGCCTGTACCGCCAGCTTGGAATTTGCCTGCATGGTCTTGACCTGCTCGCGCGCCTGCCAGCGCGACATTGCCACGCCAACCACCGCGCTGACGCCTGCGACAATGACAGTCAGGAGCGGGGTAAAGATTGCGAGAATGGTTTGCACGGTTGGGTTCATATCGTACCTTCTTCTTTCTCGTCCGACTCTTTGGGATATTCCCAATGATACCAAATCTCATTGATATGCTTTACCAATATGGGTACGATATAGGTTACGCTGGTTTGATATTCTCTTTCAAGCGGCAATGGCATAGAGCAGGCGCATGTACCAGTTGGACGACCAGATATATCTAAACACATATCACACCTTCTTCTTTGCTTGTTCGGCCAGTCTGTAAAGTCGCCCAAAAGCTCGATACATCCTTTTATCTTCTTCAGATAAATGAAACTTCCCATCACAGAATGTATGAGTAACCATTCCTCTAATATGAAATCTTGTATAACGATGTTTTATCATTGGTTTCATATCACACCTTCTTCAAAAACTGAGTTGCGATAAACCCGCCATTCGTGAACTCTGGAATGGGTTGGAAGTGGCTATACCCGCCGGAGATATATGTGTCCACATAAACAGACGTATCCTTGGGTAATGTGCCAATCAGGTTGTCTTTTTCGCCCTGTGCGGGCTTGTAGGCGGCGCTACGCACGTTTACCATAACCACGGTCACGTATTGCGGATACGTTGAAGGCGTTGGCGTGGGAGCAGGCTGGGGGACATTTCCTACCCATTTGTGCAAGTCGTCAACCGTTCCATTGAATACATTTAGGTCAAGTCCTGCCGATCCCACGCCATATTGATGCCCAAGTCCGCCCTGTCCATTACAATCGTATTGCCATATCTTCCAGTTACGGGGCATATTCTCCGCGCCACTGACTGTCCAGTAATTCGGTTGTGCGTTGGGGTCAGGTGTGTACCAGTAATGAGCAATCCACAACCCGATATTTATATCTGTTCTGGCAAGGAAGTTGATAATCTGCTCTTGGATGGGTTTATACCATGTTCCCCAAATGTCTGGGTTCATGTAGAATAATCCAGCCTTCTTGGTTGTCTTGGCGATATACTCTATCGCCGGAAGAATGCCATTGATAAAAATACCGGAGTTGGTGTTGTAACTCTTCTCCACGTCCCATGCAAAGACATTGTATTTCCCGGCCATTAAACCGATAAAGAAATCGGCCTGCGGTTTCCAATTAACCGCGCTGGATAGATAATGGAATGCACCCGTAACGCCTGCTTTCAAAACTCCGGGTTGCATTGAATCCAGTCCACTATCTTTTATCAGTCCATAAGACGTTCTCTGAATGACAAAATCAACCGGGCGCGGCGGATTTGCCACTGGGGTATAGGAAGTCTGCCAGGATGAAATATCTGCTCCGTGCGCTTTCATTTTTTCATCCCGTTCTTCATCAGGAACGCAAACAATGAACTACAGCCCGGATTAGCAGGCGAAGGGACAGCCGGCTCCGGGATAGGTAGCGCCCGGCCGGTAAGGATCTGATAATCAGCCGCGAGCGCGTCCATGTCAATCCCCTCGACAAACTGCCGGGTCAAGAAATTTTCGGGCCACAGGCACACCCAGGCTTCCCCGCTGCGGCAATTGTCCACCAAGTTGTCCCAATAGTTGTCCGTCATTCCGGTTTCAGCGCCCCAGGTGATAAATCGGACATCATCCCGAGACTGACCGAGATAGCCGCCCGCCAGTACTGCATGTCCACCAATGACTGGTTCTCCGGGGTGATAATCCCAGGGTACACCGTTTGCAAAATCATATTGGTTGGCTCCCTGGACTTCGATACCCAGGAGCAGGCCGCCGAAAATGTACAATGCTGCTTTGACTTCTTCGAGGTTGGATACATTCACGCTCGCGAAGGCTACCAATTTCACCCCGTCCGGGCCGCCGTTGTGGTGTAGGCATTCAAGCGCCGATTGCATATCCATGCCGTCATCGTCCTGCGGGAAGTTTGGATTCTGCGTTTTGTACAGGTCGTACACTTCCTGTTGGCTGGGGTAATACTCTTTTCCGGTGAGCAAAAGGGTGGTGAAGCGCCTCCCATTTGCCCAGGCTACAGCCATGCAGTCGCCGTGGGCATCATTGCCAAGGATTTTCCAGTTTGATAACTGGCTTAGATAATCCTCCGCTAACGGATGCTCCGGTATCGCCTTTACGATGCTGGCGAATTTCAGGGCGGGTGCACGCTTTGGAAAATTACGACCATAACAAAACTGAGGTAGTGGCATATTATTCTCCTTGAGTCAATTATACTTCTAGAGTCTCACTACTGATAGGTCATCAAAAGCGGGGGTTGTATCATTATTGTCTACCCGGAAACCAACCAATGTATTTTCACAGAATGTCGCATCCATGTAATCTATCTCTAAAATTGAGTTGACGAAAACCTGTATCCTGGTTTCGGATACCCAGACAACAACGACATCTCCATTAGTGGGAGCCTGCGTTGTACCAGACACCAAATATGAATAACTTCCTCCGCTGCGCCTAAATAGCGTGTACTTCCCTCCCGGATAGTTGGTATAGATTAGATAATTATCCTGCCCATTCGCTGAACATCTAACCAATATTCCCCCTTCAACCGGAATGGTGACAATCGTTGCGGTAAGAATATATCGAGCCGTTCCCGTTCCCCAGACAACGTACTTTTCGCTCGCCGTTCCCAACGGGACAAGATGGTCAGAACTTATTCCCCATCCCGTAGATGCCCCGTTGATTACCAATGGCATATCTCCAACCTGAGGCATCCCCACCCCCGCGCCATTGGCACGATTAAAGTCATCGTAAACAAGTATGTTACTTGAAGAACCAGTTCCTCCAACCGCACTTAGAACGCCAGACGGGGAAACGGAAAGACCAGACCCGACCTTGAAGCCGCCAAGAATACTTGCAGAGCCGGTGGGTAAGGAATAAGAAGAAGTGCCCGTAGAGAAACTTCCGGTTACATTAAGTGTCCCGTCTGGATAAATCGAAAGCCCAACCCCAACCCTAAAACCACCGAGGATGCTGGACGACCCGGTTGGTAGTGAATAATTTGAACCAGTAGTAGATGACCCAGAAACAATAGCCCATCCCGCATTCTTTCGTCCGTAAATATTACTATCTACGGGGGCTTCTGGTATGCCCCCCCCAGAACTCCCCGATACGTTTGAAACGCCTCCAAAATACTGCCTTATGTCATACAGATTGTCCCACGTGAACGAAGTCGTCCCCGAGGGTATTCTGACCATCGCCACGGGAAGCCCTAAAGCACCTGAGAAGGCAGGCAGATAGGGTATCAGGTCGTTCTTAACTGTCAGTCCTGAGGGGGCTTCTGTCCCCGGCAGCCACGCTGGATTACCAGAAGGCCCATCTACGTAGAGTAGTAAGACACTTTGCTTGGTTGAGTCAGAGGGTAAGATAATGGTTGAAGTACCCGTGTTTCCACCAGACACCCAAGCGCCGTTCCAGTTATAGACATAAGAGGCTATCTGTAGAGATGTTCCCGATGGAAAGACAAGTAAAGGTGTGAACTGTTCGGATTGTACCCACAGCGTATCTCCGCCTCTCAGACTGTGCGAATAGGCGTGGTTAGGTAAATAGGGTGAACTTGTCCAGGTATTGTAGCGATTAATATCTCTTCCGAGGACAACGTATTTTGTCCCATCCCACTGAACGGTTACGGGAACATCGAAGGTGGATGAGACAGTCGCGTTATAAGCCTGAATGACCTCGCTCGTATTACCTAAAAGCCTGACGTAAGAGAATCCGGGACGTGTTGGAACATTGACTACATTTACAGATAGTCCAAGAGAACCGGAAAGCATGGAGGGTTTTACGGGGTTCTTCAGCGAGCGGAGGGACTTCTGCAAATTAGGCATTTACGATACAACTCGTACTTTCAATTTTGCTCCAAAATCATTTGGATGATATTCGTTTGGACAATACCATACGGGTGCGTTCTAACCACAAAAGAACCAGAAAAATCATTTAGTCCGCTTTGGGTAACATCGTATGGGGTTTCCCATGTATTATCTTCAAGAATATGTCCATCATCTCGCATCCTAATGTCTGGTTTTATGTACAGAGGTGAGTGACCATAATCCGTAAAGTCATCGGCATGGAGTACAAAATCAATTCGATAATACTGATAATCTATACTGCTATAATTTTCGGGTTTCCAAAACCAAGTCCTTTCCTGATACCAGGCATTGGGACCTGGTCCAGACGTTAGGTCATTCCCGCTATCCGAAAACGTCCAAGAATATTTTATATTCGCTGGTATCTCTGGGGTATAATAGCCTTCATAAAACCCCGCCGCGCCCAAGGACGTTATGGTTATCTCAAAAGACCAATTTACAGCAGGGAAGAACCCATAATGAGTATTGTAATAGTAAATAAACGGTGATACGTCATTGACTTCTGGGACTTGGTTTACTGTCATATTGTTGTTGCCAATGTTGCCACGAATTGATTGGAACTACCACTTCCAGCCGACACTCCGGTGATGTTCAACCAGAACCAATAATTCTGTATGAGGATGTTATTTGCGAAAGCCATGGATGATTCTGTTGCCGAATCCACAGTTAAATCAGATGATAATAGATTCGACCCAGACCCATACAGAACTGGACCTGTGATGATATTGAATGTTACCGACGTTCCAAAGGCTGCTCCGTCCACGCGTAAGACTGTGTTTGTCGAAGGCAATCTCGTCCCCGGTATTAATCCCACCGCGGGGTTACTTATCACCCATGTATAAGTTTTACCTCCCCATATCGAAGGCACTTGAAACGGAGGAATAGGAGGGATGCTGGGTATTCCCGGCATATTGGGGTAAGATGGAACAACCGGGTTGGGAATGGTTATTTCCGGGACTGTCGGGGCGGCGGGGATTGTCACAGTCTGGGCCGTTGCGTCGGGAGTTCCTACAATTGCCTCGGTCTGTCCCTGAATACCGTTAGTCAGTTGTGCAAACTTAATCTGCGGGTAAATAGACCCATTTTCGGAGTCATAATGCCAGTCCATTTGAACCGGATGGAAGGGTGCGTTGAGGAAACTTATCCCTCTATTTGTGTCCGAACCAGAGATATTTAACTGGCATTGAGACAGTGGGAAGATGTCAATGTTGTTGTAGTTCCCAGCCATCTTTAGTGTCACCGCGTATCTGGCGTTTTGATAAGCCCATAAATCGCCGGCGACTTGGTTAATCTGGCTTTGAGAGGTTGCTATAAACCCTTCGAGAGAGTTAATCTTCCCTCTCACTCCTGGAGCCATTCCGGGGGCGATACAAAGAATAGCAGTACTCGTCCCGGTTCCATTGACTATCCCATTGAATACAACCCCTCCCAGTTCCATGGATGAGTATTGAGGGGTGATGTTTTCTTCAATGCTTGGTTCCCCCATCCAGTCTTGTTTTGTGATGGACATATTGACAGGAATGTTCGAGGCGGATTGGTGAACTGCGCCGGCGGATATTTCTGCGAATATCTGGCCTATTCGGTTACTACCGACCTCTCCGATAATCCCATTCTTCAGGAACGTATTAAGAGCATCGTAAATCGAGTCTCGGTTGGTGTCGAAATACTGGTGCGCCCTTGCATCTCCGAGATATTGAAAGTCGGTACAGTCCAAAACGGTAGTGTGCCATCTCAGGTAGTGATAGAGAGCTTTTGAAACGGTCATGTTCTGGATTTCGTACCAGACTGCCGGAGAGGTGGCATCGTTACAGGAGACAGAAAATCCCTCGATGTCTTTCAGTAACTCCGCTACACTTACAGCAGTAAACTCTACCGAGGAGGTCTGGTAGTCGTAGACTATCGTACCTTTCTCGATATATCCTACAAACTTTAGAGGGCTTCCGACAACCGTTTTAGTATTCCCATAACTCGTCTGGTCTGCAAAGATAATAACCAGCGCGCCATCGTAGACGTTACTAATCTGATCCCACACTTTGATACTGACAGAATAACCTCCCTCTGACCTGCTTCCCTGTATTTCAGAGGTAGACCATCTTTGGATAGGAGGTATCGCGTCTCCATTCGCGGATCTTGAATAGATGGATACAAAACGATAGGTAACATCGGACGAACCTCTGCTTCCACTGACGGTCAGTTTGGTTTTGTAATGACCGGGAGTAGAGTAGCTGACGTTCCCCGGAGTAATTCCAGAATAGGTTGAAGGAGTTCCGCCCTCGAACACCCACGCGTAGGTCATTGAATCCCCGCCCACATGATTTGTCCCCGAGGCGGTGTAATAAATCTGTGCCGTGCCACTGACGTTCAGGAAGGCGGCTTGGTGGGAACCGGCGCAAGGAAAGGCTCCCAAAACCGAGTTCTGGTTAGTATAGGCGATGTCATAGTCTTTGTAGAAGATTACCGGGTCGCCGTTTGAACTTGTCCCCGAGATTATTCGAGGGTAGATTGGATTGAGGTCGATGTAGTTAAGTGCAGTGAGATAGAGTCCGGTTTTCCAGGGGATATCGTAGTTCTCCGCGACGGTGAAGTTCGACCCATCTACCGATCTGATACGGACTTTCCCAACGTCCGAAGCTCCCGGAGTAGACCCAACCAAAAGAACCGAGTTATGGAAAACACTTGAGTAGCTACCGGATGAATTGTTGTAAGGAATGACCCGCGCGCCCTGTGTAATAGCACCATTAACCTGCGCTGAGAAAATTGTCGTAGGCTGATAGACACTAAGAAATAATTCTTCGTAGTGGGGTTGGCTTCTCAGAAGGGCGAGGTCGGGAGAAGAGGTCATTTGACGTTCAAGGCGATTAACTTGACCGAGCCATAGAACCCCTCAAAAGAGTTGTTGTAGGTTGGTTCGGTGAGAGTAGCTGAATAGGTAGCAAAGCCTCCGGTTGCGCTTCCCCAACACGGTAGACTTATCTGACAGGTTCCAGAACACGAGAGATAAAACCCCTCCAGTTGGGCAAAAGCATCTGGCTCCAGCCAGTCCCAGTCCATTTCGTACTGCCTGGGGGTTGGGTACACCGGATGGGCGTTTCCATCGTATCCGAGTGCGTTTCTGGCAACCCACTTATGGTCGGATGGTTGGGTGATAAACGAGGTGTTATTAATTGCGAAGGTCATTGCTGCCTGTTAATTCGATCTATTGAGAGGGCGACATTATCCAAGGACGTTTGCACAATTTGAGCCTGTAAGTTTGGGTCGAGCGTGACCTGGAGTTGTATTGAGCCACCATTCTGCCCAGCCATTGCAATAGAAGGCGCGCCCTTGAAGCCCGTACCCAAAGGTAGGAACATAGCCAATTCCGGCCCCGCCTCTCCGAAAGTAACCGAGGTAGGTTTGTTGGCGAAGAGAGAACCGCCCGAGGCCATGCCCGTTACAGCGACATTAGCTGCCGGTGTTCCGAATCCTATATTCCCATACGCCTGTGCAACTGCCGCGGCTTCTGCGGCCACCTGTCCCATTCTAGCGATAAGATAACCATAAACCTGATCCACGTATCCATTGGGTCCAAAGTAAGTCCTGAGTAAAGCATAGATGTTCTGTACCTGTTGGGAGGTCAGATTATATTGAGTCATTAATCCGTCTGCCCACGCCTTCAGGCGATTGTTAATATCGGTAGTCTCGGCCTCGGTCTCTCTCTGTGCGGCAAGATTGGCGGCGGCGATTTCCTGGTCTCTTTCTGTAGCAAGAGCGGCCTGTCTCTGGGCTATGTCTGTGTTCAGGTCTTGAATTTCCTGAGTACGTTGAGTGGCAAGAGCCTGCGCCCTCACCTGGGTATCTACCTGTAATTGCTGTAATTGATAAGCCTCTTGCTGTTTCTCGAGGTCGATTTCTTGTTGATAATTCTGCTGGCGAATAGTTTCCGCGTCGGCATACTGTTGTGCTTTTTGTGTCTTTTGTGCATCGTACTGTTCTATCAAGCGAATGATGGTCTTTGCGTCTCGGGCGCGAAGGGCATCTTCCAGATCGAGATTCAATGTATCATTGAGACTCTGTAATTCCTCCTGATACTTTTGTTGGGCCTGGAGTTCATCTAATTGATATTTTTCCGAGTCCGTTAGAAGCGTTTCGTTGGTGTTGGCTTGAATTGCCTGTGCTTTATTGGCTTCGTCTACATACAAAGCCTCAAGGTCGCGGGCATACTTGGTTTCAATTGCCTGAAGTTTGTCAGCTTTATCTACCGCCAACGCTTCCATGGAGGCGTTGTATTTTGTCTCAATGTCCGTTATCTTATTTACCTTGTCTGTTTCAATTTTTGCAAGTTTGGCCGCTTCGTCATCCTGAATGGAGATAATTTCCTTCTCGGCTTGTGCTGCGAGAGTAACAGATGACTCCTGTTGAGGAGTAGAGGTCAGTCCAGAAATTACCGCCTTTCCGGTTACATCGGTAACGTTGCTTCCGCCACCAGTCCCAAGAGGGGTTGTAGAGGGGCTGGATGGCGATCCAGTAACGGCAGTAGGAGGGGGATTTGTGTAAAGATTATATGCTTGGTTAAATTTACTCAAATAGTCTTGCATTATTTCTGCGCCAGTCCAAGTTCTATTAAATCCTCCGGTCATTATGTCTATAAATGTTCCCAGCGCGGCGGCCCCAGCGGATATTTGACCAACTAGGTCATGGAATAAATCGACAAGTTTCGGCATTATGTTTGTGACTGCTATTCCAAAACCAGTCCATAAATTATCCCATGCCGCGCCAAGTGATTTTACCTTTCCGGGCGCTACATCCAGATAGGCGGATTCGTTTTTTCTAAGGTCTGCCAAATGCTCTTCAAGAACGGCTGTTCCTGCAATTACTTTGGAATTATCACTAAGTTGAGTATAGGTCTTTGCTCCATTATCAAGACCAAGCTGAACGGCCTTGTTGTAAATATCTATTGCGTTCATTTCTACAGCGGTCATTTGATATATCCGCCTGGCCTGCATGTTGGTCATATTCAACAGGGCTGTTTGAATCTGTGTTGCATTAGTCACAATATCCCCGCCAACTCTTTCTACCGCAACAGCCGAAAATTCCACCAAATCAGATACTTGTTGGGCGGTCAATCCGAATTGACCTCCAAGGGCCGCAACCTGTCCAACCGCCTTACTTAAGTCTAGGTTGGAAAATACCTGTAATTTTGGTCCGAGGTCTGTAACGATATTAGACAGGTCTTTGAACTGAACATCCACCCCCGCCTCGCGCATCTGGCTTACCGCGGAATCAATCAAGAACATAGCTTGTGCGAAATCCAGACCGTCTTTAATCCCTCCCTTGATTAGATTGAGTGTGTTATTGACTATCTGGTAAACACCTAATCCAAAGGCCATCTGGAGGGCGGTACCGGCTCTCTGGAATGCGCCGGCGAGGGCATCGGTAGCCCCTTCTGTCTCTTTCTCGGTTGTTGCAACTTTTGCAGTATTGTCAGATATATCCTCCAAGTTCCCATTCATTATCGCCAAAGCCTTCATAAGAATAAGGAACTGTTCACTTAAATCGGAAACCTCATTCCTTAACCTAGGTATATCCTCAAGGGCTTGGCTATCATTTACGATAACATTCGTGATAAGGGTATCTTCGGAATCACTCATGTAATCCATCCACTTTCAAGCGGGGCAGTAAATCCAAACGGTTCATCGTAAAACCTTCCAGTAAGGCAGTTAATCTATCATTCTGTTCGGCTTTCAGGATGGTCTCTTTATCTTCTCCGGTAAGTAACCCAAGACACTCGATATAATTCTTTCCACCGACAATCTTTGGGAATGCAGAAATATCCTTCGGGTCATCGAGGAATTTCCGTATCAACTCGTACATTTGGAGTGCTTCTTCAAGATTTAGGAGTTTCGCTTTCATATCCAACACCAAACACCAATCCTTGCGGTAGGAGGTCTTTTCTTATTTTCATCTTCTTTGGTGCTGGTACTATCTTCTGCATCCAATCCGGTCTAGGAAGTTCTTGGAACTCAGACTTCTTCGTATCTTTATTATACGGATAGGCTATCTCGGTAAGTGACCATTGCCATTCTCTATTCAACTGCTCGTGGATAAGTATTTCCTGTAAAAGCCCAAGAGCCGTGTCTATGTCTAAACGAGCAATCTGTTCTTCACTCCATCCATAAGCAGTTGAAAAGATGTGTAACCAGTAGTACCAGGTTCTTCCTTCGTACTCCCATGGCATCTTAGTGTTCTTCTCTTTCGACTTCAAGAGAGGAAAAGAATGTTGCGGGAGGTTCGCGTTCAGAGCCGCTTCATAATCGTTGACCGTCTCAAACCAGACAGACTCTTTATATTCAACAGAAGAAGCGGCGGAAATATAGCCTCGGACGGCGGCGGAAATTTCCGCGTAGTCCTTTCTAATTCCTGCCGCTTCTAAGAGTTTAGTCCGTATCTCCTCAAGGGCTAACCATTCCTTGAGGAGTTTTCTTTCAAATATTACACTCACTTATCCTTAGGGCAACGCGTTGGCATCCATCCGAGCGAGGACACCGAACATCTGGTTAGCGGGCTTGGTTTCGTCAATCAGGGCAGTGACCTTTATTCCGGTCAATTTATGACCCGACAGAGCCATATCCCAAGTGAAGTTTCCGGTAATCTGGCAGCGATGCAACTGCATCATAATCCAGTACCCGGCGACCTCATCATAGACCTTCGGCGCATACAATTGATAGTAAATGTTGTTGTTGATCTTCGAGATACCAACATACTCCTTACCCGAGACGGTGGTTGAGTTGAACATGTTCATCAAAACCGCCGAAACACTCAGGGGCAGGAGGCTTATCAAACTAAAATCAACTGTCAGGAAGTTGCGCTTTTGGATAGCGGCCTTGTCACCGACGGTATCACAGCGAATCATATTCAGGGTGACATCTTCCGTCAACTTGACGTCCTGGATGCAACCAAGCGAGTAAATCGGATACGTTGAGGTTCCAGAAAGGTTCCAGTAATATCCGTTCGCGTCAGGATGGTTCAATGCGCCCGCGCGGTAGTCCTGAATGTACAGGTAGGGAGCACCTTCAAGGTACTTCTCTTCCTGTGTCAGGATATTTCCAAGTGGTGATCCGGTTACGATAGTCATTAGACCTCCGATACTTCAAATATGCGATTGGCGTCACCACCTGCACAACAAGGGCGTCCGCCTAATATCAAATTTCGTAGCGCATTTGTATCTTCGGCCTGCACAGCAATACATTCCCCTGGTTGCCATTCGTACCTTGTATTTGTGACCGCTCCGTATCGAATCACGCGAGAAGGTAAGCGATTGGTAACATAATTGTATGTTACTGAAGGCTGAGGGTCAATATCGAGTTCTACGATAGGTTTATTGTCGAGTGAACGATTACTTCGCTTCGCCATGTTAACTCATCCTGTCTGATTGGAGGGACGATCTGGTCTACATAAAATCTCACAAAGTCCACTCCATTCAATACGCCGGGTTGCTTTCCATGAATTGTTGCTACGATACTTGCTAGTTGAGAACACTGCTTACTGGATTTCTGTTCCGAGAAACAGAGGACATAAAAAGGTAAAAGCCACTTACCGCATTCCGGTTCGCCAACAGACCTCGCTATGCCCATTTGAAGTCTGACAGAGGGATAGGTAAATGCCTCGCCCTGCCAGAAATATTCTTTGACCTGCGAAGAACTTCCCGAGGGAGAAGAGGCTGTAGTCAAGGCAACGTTGAGGGCAGACATTGACTTAAGGTAACTGATTATTGCGGCCTGAGCCGTTTCGATGGGAACTACGTTACTCACGTTTCCACGCTTCCTGTATCGTCAATCTAACCGCGCTTCCGACCGCTTGTTTCAACATCTCCATCGCCACCGGTCTGACTGCCTCGTTTGCTGGGTGCATATAAGGACGCGCTCCAACGCCGGGATGAGAAACGTGCTGAGTTATAACCCATGGATTACCATATCCATGCGTACCAAGAAACGCCAATGCGTTTGCATTCTTTGGAACAATATCATACGTTTCTCCGGTTGGCCCATGAATACCAGAACCGCGTTCAAAAGCAAGTGCTTCCGGGGCCGAGTTTCCGATGGTAATCATCATTCCATCTGAAAGTTCGGTTACTTCACTCAGATGGAAAGAACTTGAAATGTGTTTAGACCAGGATGATAAAGAGATGGCTTTTTCCATTATCATACTGGCGATCTGAATGAGAACCCCGCGTTCTTGAGCGCGTAAAGCGGCAACCGCATCACTGGATGCCATGGGCGATTACACTCCGCTTGCAGGATACCAAAAGGATACCTCTCTTGTCATTGGGATGATAGCCTTCGCGCATAGGGGAAATGACACGGAAGTATTTGTGATAATCTTGGTTATTGGGAGGATTAGTGATTTCCAGTTCGTCATTCTCTCTCACGTCGATTGTGGCGGGGTAGAGTTCAAAAAGATTATATCTACCAGACTCCAATCCCTGTTCACCCTCTGCAAGGATTGGAATTCTGCGGATGTGAACAAGATGGTCTATCCGGCGTCCTTGAATGTTCTGGTAAATAGAAGTACCAGACGGGACACTGCCCCCCACATCGTCATCAATATAGGTAAACCGAAAAACCTCTACCCTAAGATTGAATCCGGCAGGCATTACCGCCTCATCCTTCCGATGGCCCTCGCTCTAAGGTTAGCGACAAGCCTAGTTATTTGCTGGCTCACGGGGCTTGCCCCGAACACAGATTGTCCCAATGGGGTTCTATGCTCAGAATAGAGTTCGTTTGAAAAACTTTGTATCCCAATTCCTCCGGGTGCTTCGTTGGAAAGAAATCCATCCGTACTCATCTCATTCAGAACAAGTTGCGCCGCCATGGCAAGACACCAGAGCATATCCGGTTGCGTAGAAGTTCCTGTAGGAAGTCCGGCATTATAGGTCACTAAAATACTGTAAGGCTGTAAGGAAGCGAGAGGATAGGCCGTAGAAGATATTTGAAACAACAGCGGCCCCGATTGAATATCTACAATACCGTATTTGGCGTCACGAATAAATACTGCCCTCGCCATTTCATTCGCGCTGTAGACATAGGTGGTGTTCAAGTTGGTCTGAACAGAAACACCGTAAATTGCGTTGATGTATCCCCAGTCCATCTCGAAGGGATTTCCCGCGTTCCAGTTATACGACCCGCTAACGTCCGTGGGTTGTAATAGTGTATTGATATGGGAGGACATCTCTTTCTCTGCTATGAAATAAGCCGCGGCGCGAGAAAAAGATGTCGAAGTTCCGGTTTGTCCACCATAATTGGTGAAAACCGTATCGGTCAGGTAAAGCGCATTATTAAATGGATAGTTCATTTATTTCCTTCGTTCAACAGGTCGTTCACCGTGCAGTAGATCTGTGCAGCCGTCACCGAATTTGTCATATTTTGCCTGATTTCTTTTCCATCAATTGTTCCGTTGATTGATCGGCAAATCGTTTTTCTTCTTCCAGCGCACATCGCAGGCATTTATCGCCTGCCCAATAATCATCATCGTCTACATCAAAACCACAAACAGGACATTTCATCATTACGCTCCATTCATAGGTTGTTTGAGGACGTACCGTTGGTTATGCCGTATTGCGCACCTCGAGCATTGGCAACGATATTATCCGAGAACGATAATCCAGTTCCAGTTCCGCCAGAATAAATACCAAGCCAGCAATTATTAATTTGGTTGGCAGAGATAACACCATTGGCGGCATCTCCCTCTACGGAAATTGCCGACGGTCCATCGGCGGTATCGGTATCATTTATCATATTTTCCGATACGACAAATCCATCTACGCCTGCACCAACACTAATTCCTGTACCATACGAACCAGCACCAAGCGTCTGGTCAATGATGTTCCCGTTCACCACCACGTTTTTACACGTTCCACCACTCTTTATATTGATGGCCCTGTTCGGACAACTTCTCATGATATTGCCAGAGATAATTAGATTGGTTAGATTTCTTGCATCATCGGGTGAGGATGCAATTCCGATACTGTCACCATTTGACTTGTTGAGGGAAACAATCACTCCATCCTGGTTTATCAATCCACCTACTGTCGGTAGAACCTCAATTCCCGCCAGCCCGTTATTTCTGGTGCGGTTATGGGTAATCTCAATATCTGAACCCCAAACCTCGAACCCATCTACGGCGTTTGCTTTGGAGATACAGTCATGCGCTGAGTGTCCGCTACCCCGGAGCAATACCCCACTCCAGCCCGCCCCATCCAACCAGCAATTCGAGAGCTTGCAATCTACGGAATTTATTCCAAATAAAATATTATGCGTAATTGTTCCAATCCCCGTCGGTGTCCATCCGCCTGAAACCCTAAGTAAATCTATAACAACATTTTCTCCCGGAGCATAAATCATTCCCGAAACAAACGTAGTAATTACCGTCTCATCTGATATGTGAGTAAAACCTTGATTAGCCCATGATACAATCTGAGAACTATAGCCGTCTCCGAACAATCTAAAATTGGACGGCAGAACCAGCGGAGCCGGGCCAATTACATGTATTCCTGGAACGTACAATTGTCCGCCACTTGGCATGGCGGCCACGGCATGATAAATATCGGCGTAATCTCGTACATCCAAAACGCGAGTAGCCAAAATATTATGGTCACTCAAATGTCCGGTATCGCCTGTTACATGCGTGCTTGATAACATTAATATGAGTCTCCGTACTTGTCTGTGTAAGCGTATGACTGGTCGCCACCGACTAAGGGTTTATATAAAACCCTTTGGTAGTATTGTATAACGCCAATACTGCCGCATCCGAGGGGGCGATGTTATACAGACCTAAAACTCCCATATTTCCAACCATTCCTGACGCGCCGCCATTCCATGAACCGACTTCGATTGCTCCAGTTCCGTCAGGAAGAGAAGCGGGAATAGTGGTTGTATTGTTTGCCTTAGTGGTATTTATCCAGTTTGAAACGCTGGTTGAAGGGATATAACGACCCGCTACAAATGTCCATCCGGTCGTAAAAGCACCCAGAGACGCGATGCCAATTAGACTTGCGGAAGTGCCTAGTGCGGTTACAGTCCATTGCAACAAACCCGTATTGGTACGATACAAAGCGTAGCAACGCTGGTCGCCTGCCGAAGTCCATTTGGCTAGATAGGTTTCCTGCGCAGCGGCATTTCCATCGTGGTTTATCCAACCCGCAATAAACAGCGCGCCAGTGATTGAGTTCCACACATCGTCAGCCGCGTTCCAGTAGGCCGCCGCCAGTTTGTGAGAGTACAACCCACCGCCAACCGCTTGACCGAATGTCACGCTGCCATGTTGGGCGAGATTGTGCGCATTGCCGGAGATGTCCAGTAGAGCGGCGTTGTTTTGCATCGGCCATAATGCAACCAGACCAGGTAATGCTTTGAATGGTTGGTTAAAGGGAGCACTATTTCCCATCAGCAACATTCTTCCCGGTGGGCTATTTATTCGCATGGTCGCCTCTCAATAAATGGCTTATTTGATTGGGTATGGCCATCCTCTAATCCTGTGCGGAACCCAGTTTGATTGCAATATTTCCGGTAGCATAGGCCGGAGAACCGCGCGTTACATAGCATCCAAAGACAGATGTACCTCCAGCGGAACATTTATAGGGTCCGACATAATCAGGATGTCCCTGAGAAATACTTGAGACTCCACTTGTGTAGTAAGTGCTGAATGGGATTATGGCAATCAAGTGTGACATATCTGCCGCGCTCAAAGTCCACGCTGCCGAGTCTGCGGGAGGAGTTATGGTCTGGTCGAACAGCCACAATTCACCAGAAATACCCTGTTTGGCATAATCAAAGAGAGTTGCGCCCGGAAGATAGAACGTGCCTCCGGCATTACGGGCTACATTGACGAACTCCATTGGTACACCAGAGACTCCCACGTAATCTCCGGTGACATAGCTCGATCCGGTTGTCAAGGATAACGTAACTGGGGGTACGGCCGAGAAGCCTCCTACCAGACCCGAGATGGTTGTTGGATGAGAGGCTACTGGACTTGAGTATCCGACAATCGTTACTGTTCCATAACCATAACTTGCTATACGAGCTTGGATAAAGGCAATTCCGGCTACACTAATGCGATAAATTCCGTCTACGGTAGTGGATACCGAGAGATTTCCCGCCACCCCAATTTGATGGGCCTGAATGGGGAAATAGTTAATCCCATTCTCTGAGGCATAGAAATTGACCGAGGTACCGCTTGCCATGGAGGGGCTGGAAACAATCTGAAGCATGGCTACAGCTTGACCAGCCACATTCATGCTCGACCCCGTTGCATTTCCAGACACGGCGCTTTGCAGGTTGGTTGGCAAGGGCATTGTTGCGGCGTTTTCGGAAACTAACCACGGGTCGGTTCCCTTTGCGCCCTGAGCCACCTTTCCAATGGTAAGTCCGCTTGCGTCAATCTGGGCATCCACACCCAGTCTGAAAGTACCGTCCCCGTTAGGAACTAATGTGGCATCTGGGAAAGATTGAATTATAGGTGACATAGAAAATCTCCTTTAGTAAACGCAATTCTGTGATATTATTATAAGGGTTTCGAGCGTCTAGTAGCAAGATGGAGAATAGCGATGCTTGTTTCGGAATGGTTGGTGAGTAGATTGATCGAACTTGGAATCGAACGCGTATACTGTTTGCCGGGCGGTTTTGTTCAGGAGGTCGTGGATAAACTCTCTCATTCAGAATTACAAGTAATCTGGTGTTTAGACGAAGCAAGCGCGGTGTGGGCAGCTATAGGAGATTCACAAATTACGGGACAATTAGGGGTGACGTGTACTACCGCCGGTCCGGGTTCTACTAATTTACTTACTGGAATTGCTTCGGCCTGGTGTGACAGTATTCCCATCCTATCTATCTGCGGGGAGATAAACACACCAGAATTAGAAGTAAAGAACAAGTACAATCTCCGTGAAGGTAGCGCGCAAGACGTGGATATGACAAGAGTGGCGCGTCCAATTACAAAATATGTGGAATGTGCTATGGGGGCGAATGTGGTAAAGTGGATATTCAATAATGCGGTAAAGTTTTCCTTGGAGGATAGGAGAGGGCCGGCGATGGTAATTATTCCACTTGACGTTCAGGGTGCAGAGATATGAGCGGAGTACCAGAACTGCTTGATATGTGGTTGGGGTCTCAACGACCTATTATTTTATTAGGGGCCGGCGCAAGGAAAGCCTCTTCCGAGATAATTTCTTTCGCTGAGAAATGGCAAATTCCAATCTTGACGACATGGAATGCGATTGACTTAGTTGAATGGGAACATCCTCTCTTTATCGGCAGGCCGGGGATTGTGGCGACACGGGGGGCTAACTTCGCTTTACAGGGCTGTGACTTGCTCCTATCCATTGGAGCGCGATTAGACCCCGGAACAATTGCTTTCAAATATGATAAGTTGTCCCCGAGGGCAAAAAAGATATTGGTAGATGTTGATTTGAGTGAGGCATTGAAGATACCGAATTTGGATCTGTTTATCCACCAAGACTCGCTTGCGTTCATCCAAGAACTGAGCAAACATGAATTCGGGTTATATCCAGACTGGTTAAAGAAATGCCAGGATTGGAAAGCAAAGTATGGGCCGGAAATGGATTCGACTACTTTTCAACTATGTAATACTTTGAGCGAAGTTTTATCTCCCGAGGACGTGATTGTGTTCGATACCGCGGGGAATGAGGGGGGAACAATATTTCCAGCCTTCTTCAAGCAGAAGAAGGGACAGAGGGTAATCTTATCCTCCTGTGGCCTTGGCTCAATGGGAGGGGGAATTCCGGTGGCCATCGGAGTGGCTTTGGCGAGTAAAAAGAGGGTTATTCTTATCGAGGGAGATGGGTCGTTCTGCCAGTGTATGCAAGAATTGGAAGTGGTGCGCCGTTTGAATTTGAACATCGTTATTTTTATCATCGAAAACGGAGGTTACGCATCAACTCGGAATTCGGAGATGAGGGCGTTTGGGAGAACCGGAGAGGGTAGGACGTTCCCAAACATTCAGAATGTGGTTAGGGCGTTTGACATTAGTACGGTAAATTTATATGACCAAGACCTTACTTGGTTTGACTGGTTGTCCAACACTAATGGGCCGTTTGTATATATTGTTAACGCCCCCCAAGAAGAGCCGATTTATCCACGTGTTCTATTTGATGGTAAAGGACGTTTAGACCTGATGGCACCCTATGAGGACGAAAAATGAAGATACTTATGACCGGACATGATGGTTATATCGGAAGTGTAATGAAGCCCATGTTGGAAAAGGCGGGGCATGAAGTTATGGGGGTAGACCAATGTTATTTTTCAGATAATAGATTAAGGGGAGAGTTGCGGGATGTTATTTTCGGAGGTTGTGATGCAGTTGTTCATCTTGCCGGTCTGTCGAATGACCCGATGGGAGAACTTAATCCGACTCTTACTGCTAAAATAAACCATGAGGCAACCGCAAGACTTGCATATTTGGCATGGGAAAAAGATGTAAGGCGTTTTCTTTTTTCTTCATCGTGTAGCGTTTATGGTTGCTCAGATGGGATTGCTGACGAGCAATCAGAACTTCATCCTCTGACAGCCTATGCCACTTCTAAGGCGAAAGCTGAAGCGGATTTACTACACATTAGGAGCGATGATTTCAGTCCGGTCATTCTCCGTAATGCCACCGCCTTCGGTTGGTCGCCCAACTTCCGCTCCGACCTCGTTCTGAATACCATGACCTGCTCTGCTTATTCACAAGGAAAGGTCAATATCGTTGGAGATGGAACACAATGGAGGCCGCTGGTTCATGTCCAAGATTTATGTCAAGCGTTCTTACTTGCCCTCGAAGCGCCAAGAGAGAAGGTTCATAACCAGATATTCAATATTGGAACAAGGAACTATCGGGTGAAGGCAATTGCCGGGGCTGTGGCAGAGTCGTTTCCGAATTGTATCGTAACTAATTCAGAGATGAGCGACATTGACCCGCGTAGTTATCAAGTGGACTTCTTGAAGGCGAAAAAGGTTTTAGGCTTTACTCCTTCTTGGAGTATATGGGATGGAATTGAAGAAATGAAATTCAAGTTTGACTATCTGCTGATGAAAGACTTCTCTGGCTATGTCAGACTTGCCAGACTAAAATACCTGATGGAAAGTGGTAAAATAGATAAAGACCTCAGATGGACAATGAAAGGATGATGAGATGAGAAAACACAAATTAGATGAAACTGGTTTCTGTTATGGTTGTGCTGAGTATGTAGATAACATCACAACAAAGTGTATACCAAAGACAGAACGGGAAATCAAAGAAAGATATGAAAGAAGTCAACAATACCAACAACAAGTTCTGAAACCGGCGTGGTGGCAATTTTGGAGAACGAATATTGGATAAGGATTTACGGTGAGTACATTCCTCTTAATGTTAATTGGGGTGGCTTCAATACTTGTCATTCTCTATATACTTGATTCAATATTGCCTAAGGATGAAAAATGAAACATATCAATGTATTAATGTCAGGGGCGACGGGGTATGTAGGTACCTGGATGAACAAAACCGCGCCAGATAATGTCAATGTCTTTGGAATGGGGAGTATTGCTTATCAAGAGAATTGGGAACATCTAAACTTCGACATAATTGTCCACCTCGCTCCAATATCTCCCTCGCGCGTCCTGAAATATGCCCAGAAGAATAAATGCAAGGTTCTCTTTGCTTCTTCAGGGGCGGTCTATGAAGGACGAGGAGAATACGCTTATCATAAGAGACTGTGGGAAGCGGAATGTGTTCATAGTAATGTGGATGTGGTTATCGCCCGTCTCTTTGCTACCTCAGGTTTACCATTCCAAAAGAACAAGGCTCTTTCCGTTTTCATCCAGAGCGCATTGGCGGGAAAGCCTATCGAAGTGTGGGGAGATGGATTGACGGTTAGAAGTTACCTTTATGGAGAAGAAGTCGCGACATGGTTCTGGAAGATGTTATTGGATGGCGAAGGGGTTTATGATGTTGGTTCAATGCTACCTTATTCCATGGGAGAAGTCGCGAGAATGGTGTCTAAAATCATTCCTTCAAAAATAGAATTCGTTGAACACGAGGAAACGCCAACCCCGAGATGTTATGTCCCAGAAAATGTACAACGCGCATTGGAGTTGGGTTGCAAAGAAACGATACCCCTGAAAGATTCTATAAAAAGGATGGCCAAAGATGCGTAATTGCCCGACCTGTGGAAGTGATAAACGAATCGTCGCGTGGAGTATGGAATTCGTTGTTCCCGATGGATGGGAACTGCCAATAAAGAATGACATCTGCCTGTGCGAATGTGGGATGATTTACTACTACAACGACAAGAACCAATCTGATTACGACAACTATTATCATTACCGATACGACTCGGAACTTACTCTATCGGGTAAAGAAACCCATGACAGACTAGATGGTCTGATTGACTTCGTTATGGACACCGAGGAAAGGAAAGATGCCCGGATTGTTGACTTCGGAGGAACCGAGGGATATGTCGAAAGACAGCTCCGCAAGTTCGGCTATGAAGATGTGACGACCGTGAATGTTGGCGATGAACTTCCTGTCGGCATCGACCTATTGATCGCCTCTCACGTCCTCGAACATGTCTACGATATGAAGTCTGTCATGGATAAACTGACCTCACACCTAAACGGAAAGTTCATCATAGACATCCCCGATACAATTCAGATGGTCAGAATAAACACCCTGCCCATCATGGATTACTCACAGAAGCATATTAATCATTTCTCGACGCGTACCCTGAATGCCCTGCTTGCAAAATACGATTATTACCCAACGACCATTCACAACTATGTAGTCACGAGTCACGACTACCCGGCCTTTCGTATCCTCTATGAAAAGCCGGATGAGGTAGGAACTTACTATCGGTCAAAGGAATGGTGTGACAGTAATATTGCTGCGAAAATCGAAAAGATGAAGAAGATTTCCGGACCCGTGGTTGTATGGGGGGTGGGAGATATTTGCCTTTTACTCCTAAAACAAGTTCCCCTGGATGTGGTTCATTATGTGGACATTGATCCGGCCTTCAAAGACCAGACCATCGGAGGAGTTCCGGTCTACGACCATTGTGAAAGCGATGCCCCCATTGTAGTTATCGCCCAGATGCAAAGAGAACTGGTGATTGATAGTATCCGAAAGGCTGGGCTAAAAAATAAAGTTATCGTGGTGTAAGAATGAAAATGGCGTTCTGCATTTACGGCCAACCCAGAACATGGAGTTTTTGTTTCCCATCCCTAAAAAAACACTTATTGGACGTTTATCACCCCGACGTTTTTTTATGTACCGATGGGGAACAGGAACAGATGGAAAAAGCCTATCATCCAACGGCTATGGAGGCCATTTCCCCGGAAGAACAGATAAAGATTATTGGAAAGAGATTTGAGTGGTATGGGGATACACTTCCCAACCCTGGCCCCTACAAAGACCATCCCCTCAAACCTAAAGGGGATTTATTATTTCTCTACAAGGGCTGGCGTTGCCGGGAAATGCTGAGAGATTACGAGCAGAAACACGGTGCCTATGATATTGTTGTTAGCACCCGCTTCGATGCCAAGTTCCTTAAAATACAACCTATCAAGAAACCAAATAAGAATACCTTTTACATCCCTAGAGTGGATGCCTTTGGAAAGTCTGCCGACAATAATGGGATATTTTGGGGGATGGGATTGTGTACCCATATCTGGTGGGCAGATTCTCCTACCGCCTGTTTCATGCTTAACTCTTACAACTGGTCAGATGATTACTATAAAGAGACTGGGAATTGGTGCGGGGAGGCAATGACCCAGTATATCTGCGCCAAGATGAAAATAGACGTGCAATACACCGACGTTACCTTCATGCTCATTCGGGGATCAAGCGAGAGACCTCTTGAGGGACTTCCGCCATGGCTGCCCCTGTCTGAAAAGGTACATCCTGAATATATGGCGCAAGAGTGGGAAAAGAAAAAGACAAACAAAAAGGCGGTCAAAGAACCGCCCCATGCTAAGGGATTTTTCTGGTAATTAAAGCATCTCGAATTCGGACCACGTGAACGCGCCGGGCCACCTTGTATGTAAAATCATTTCATTGAATTGCATGGGAGGTCTTTCAACCTGTTTCATAGACTGGCCAACGTAATGAAATGCCTGTGCGTCAGTGTCAATGAAAACCCTACCCCATAACTTCTTAATCATAAAGCATAAGTCCACATCCTCGAAGTATCCAGTTCCATAGCCCTCGAAGAAGCCACCAGTATTCTCAAAGGCTCCCCTTCGTACCATAAAACATCCTCCCGTTACCGAGACAACTTCTCTGGAAACACAGCACTTTGGATTGTCCGCCGACCAACCCAAGAAGGGATGGGTGATTTGACCGCGAATATTGATTCCATGCCCGACGTGTTGTACTGTCCCGGCGGGGCCAGACTCGTTTGAATCCAACGGGAACAATAGTTTGAGTCCACATATCCCGACAGTCTTATCATCCATACGTCTTACCAGGGCGTCCAGACATCCCGGCTTCAAGATAATATCGTCCGTGATGAACAAAACCAGCGGAGCGTGTCCAGATCGAATTACTCTATTCGCGCCGGCGGGGAACCCAAGTCTTTGGGCGGATGAAGTCATTCTTGAAAGCGGAGGAAGTTCTGGATAGTTATACTTATTGACGATGGGGCCGTTCTGGAAAACGATGAGGCGCGAAGGGATGGACTCCATCTCGCTTTTGATTGCGTCAATGCACTTCCTGAATATTTCTGGTTTGACCATCGAGCAGGTCAGAAGGCAAATATCAACCAAGTTTTCAGACAACTCTTTGGACAACTTACTGGACAGGTTCTTGGACTTTATTCGAGACATCTTCAATTCCTTTGAGCAGTTGATTGACAGATTTATCCCAATTCCGATTCAACACGTACTTTCGGGATTCTTCAGTGTTGGGAACTGTAATCTTTTCGACAAAATCGAGTAGAGACAAAGCGCAATGCGCCCTGTTTATCATATCCCTGCGAGAGTTTCCCCAAGTATCCGTAAATGAGTATTCTGGAGGAACCAAGATACCGCGCCCGTTGTCAAGGTGTTCGATTAGCACGCCAGTCCGAACTGCCATCACTGGAAGCCCACAGGACATTGCTTCCAACACGGGGAGTCCCAGTCCTTCAGCCTTGGAAACGAGTAGAAACACATCTGCGGCAGCAAACAGACCCCACAGTTGTTTGAACGGCATCCCACGCTCGAATATCATTGTCTCCTGCGACACTCCATGAATTTGCGATAAATCTCGGAGTCTGTATCCGACAAATTGGTTCTCTCTTGTAACCAACCAGTACTTAAAGGGCTTCTTGCATTTATCCTTGAATATCTCAAGCGAGGCGAATGCGCCCCACAGGTTCTTCCGCTCTTGATTATCTGCGACGGTTAGGATGACAAATTCATTCGTTACACCCAAAGACTCCCTGAGCTTATCTCGTTCTTCTTTGGTGGGTTGCCTCCACGCCTCTGTGTCTACTCCAATAACCAGATGTTCGGCGTTTATCCCCATCTTCTCACATTCTTTTACTGCAAACTCAGACATGACATAGCATTTACTGACTTGAGCCAAAATCATTGCCCAGGTTGCACAGAGAGGGCCGTTCTCCATGGGGGTGATGCAGATATAGGGGATCTGAAATTCTTTTGCCATCTTACAGAGAGGCTCTTGGTTGGGAATGTCAGCCAACCCTATTACCACATTTGGATTGAAGAGAGTTTTCATCTGGTAGAGCATGTTGTAGGCATCGTTCAATCCCACACAAGGAAAGAGCGAGAACTTGAAGTTGTGTTCCTGTCCTTGATAGGAAAGACCGATAATCTTGACATCGTGTCCTAGATTGGCAAGTCTACTTCCAAGTGCGGTAGTGATGGACGCGTAACCAGACCCCGTTGCGTCCATGTCTGAGATGATTACGATTTTGAATGTCATAATGTATCTTTTCGATAGGCGACGTTCTCCCCAAGAACCAACCAGTCAATCCTTCCAACAATAGTCGCTTTGTCTACTGTGTCTTTAATAACATCGCCTTCGACTTTGGTAAATTGGTCGGGGCTACCTGCAAGGTGCTGGATGCGCCAAATTCCATCTTCGTCGTACCACATCTTCAAAAGTGTTCCATCTGACGCGGCAATTAAATAGCGGTCGCCTTCTTCTGGGCAGACATTGAACTCTTCGCTAATGTCACCTTCGACTTCGATTAGGTCGTCACTCGCTCCGTAAATTGTAATCATCTCATTTATCCTTTCTTTATGATGCGAAAACTTTGTCCCATTCTTTTAGTATCCTTTCTGGGGAAAAGCGCGTTCTTGATAAGTTTCTCACATTGCTTCTGTGTTCATCCATGGGCGAAGTAAGAGCGTGAACAACCCTGTCTACAAAATCACCCTGGGAGGCAAACCACCCCATATTGGTTGTGTTCAGCGCTCCAATATCATAAGTGATTGGAAACGCCCCGGCCACCTGTGCCTCCATGGCCGCGTAACACGCCAACTCGTTGTAGTTGCATGGATATGCAAAAACTTCCGCCCTCAACTGTTCTTCAATCAAACGTGGTCTCTTCACCGCCCCCAACATGGTCACTCCCGGTACTCTCATGGCCTGAGTTACATACCTTTCTGTCCCGGCGAATGGAACGCCCCAAAGTCGGTAATCCGAGGTCACTACAAGGCTTGCGCCTGGAACCGATGCTAAAATCATTGGCCACATCGAAAGAAGTTCTCCAAGTCCTCTGTCTGGAACCGACGTGAAGATGCAACGATGAGGTACTTTGGGAATGTTCTGTTCGTACTCCCATGTTCTTACTGGTAAGTCAATCGTGATTGTGTTATCAATCCCGTACTCTTTTTTGAAGTATTCGGCGTGAAATTGTGAAATTGTCACAATTTTATCTACGTGAGGAGCGAAATCTTTGAAGGAACCGATGGTGAACTGATCCGTGCTCCACCAGATTTTCTTTCCCTTCGCGCCATCTACACGATAGGTAGGGCTGCGGAAAACAATGAGGACGTCCCTATCCTCAGATCCATTGAAGTCCTGGATATTGGATTGGTGAAACTGGGACTGTTCAAAACTGCGCGGGTTGTTGTAAAGATTGACATCGTGTCCCGCTTTCGCCCAAAGCTCACACATGGTCAAGAGGGCGAGTTCGGCTCCTCCACACCCTATTTGATGGGGGTCGTCCCCTCTCAGTGTTGCCACTGTGACTCCGAGCGGACTTCCATCCGAGCATAGAATTGAGATTCTCATTTCTTATCTTCCTTTATAATACCGTTGCGGAACAAAACATCTGTTAGTGCCAAAGAGAATATATCAAGTTCATCGTGGCCGCGCTCATTTGTTTTTATATTGAACGCTTGAAGTTTCAGTTCGTTTTCTATACCATGTAAAATCTCGTGGAGAATTGTTTCAAAGATGTCTTCGTAAGGACGTTTGCCATCATCAAATACTCTAATAGAACGAGTCCAGTAATCTATTTGTCCCCAAAAGGATTCGTGCTTATTAATGTCAACTTCTGACGGTTTATCAACGTAGGTAATTGAATATTCAATCCCGAGAATGTTAATTTTATCCAGTGTCATATTTTATCCTTTCATAGATATTCTGGATAGCGTTCCATTGAACCAAAATCGTGGGCAAGTGGTTCAATGGAAGTGCCTTTTATAATCATTGCCCCAATGTTAACAAACTGCCTTCTAATCCCCTTGGCATCACAGACATATTTCAAGAGCTTTTCTGGTTCGTCGTTTACCTTGAAGCCAGACTCTCTCACATAATCAACGTCTCCGAAAAGAGTCTCTCCAATCAGGTTGTCGGCGGTTTTGGAGGTCATCCAACACAGTTGATTGGAATATCCTTTATAGGTCAGCCCATCCGCCCCCGGAAACTGCTGGTGGGCATCCTTGAATGGGATATAGAGTACGTTTTCTTCCACTTTTTCGATGGGTTGAATATAACAATATTTGACATCGAACCTGCCGACAATAACCACATCGTATTTGAAGTTACTACTCAGCTCGGAACTTTGTTTCATCATATTACAATGAAGAACTTTCCAGTTTGCTTCAAGGTCTTTTTCTTTGAGAAGATCATATTTAGGAATACCGTGTTTTGCGGTTCTAAACCATATCGCCTCTCCTATAATAAATTCACTTGATAGAATAGCATAGTCTTTTGGATGATACAATTCGACGGTTTTGACGCATTCCGTGTTGGTGCATAGGAAAACGTCTGGATTGTATACATCCAAGATATGTTTCTTGGTTGATGGAAAGCAGAACTCGTAGGTCTGCGCGTTCCCGGTAAGTAAAAAGGCTACTCTCATTGTGTGCATCCTTTTATTATCAAAACCCTATTCCACATACAACACAGGGCGATTGTTCATCCATTTGACACAAATCCATTCGCCCGTCTACCGCCTCGTATTCTTTTCGGAGTTGCTCAAGTGTCAAAGATTCTGTTTCCTTTCCGTTCATGCGTTTTAGAATAGAGCGTTTACTGTGTTTCTCGGATAGTTGGCGCATCTCTTTTTCCCATTGTTCAATTTCTGTGTATCGTTGTGGAAAGTTTATTAACGTTCGTATCCAGTCGCCTTGACCTTGCTTGCAACATCTGCCCCCACAATTCGCGTGAGTATAGCCCATCTTATACATTCGGGGCGGTTCTATTCCCCAATCTTCTTTGACTACCTTTGAATAAGTTCGAAACTCGTAAGGCTTCCACATAAGTGGAAAATCCACTTTATAACCCATTTCTTCATACCCCTTTTTTGATCTATCCATGCGCTCCATTTCGGTATAGTCAAAACCAATGTGTATCGTAATCTCTTGGTCTGGTAAGGTCTCTAGCCACGCCTTGAATATATCCACCTTCAAACGGAAGGAACATGGCGCAAGAAGTGAGTTGGGTATCACGCGCTCAGCGCGTGATACCTCGTAGGGAGTTCGTCCTTCATAGAGTTGGATAATTATTTTATTCCATCGTTTCTCACAATCTCGTAAGAACCGATAATTATCTTCGTCCTCAAATGCTACATCCTCGAATACCAATAGGGTGGCGGGGTATTTTTTGATAAGTCGGTCACACATAACGGCAGAGGATAGGCCGGAAGAAATAGAACCAATACTAATCATTGTCTACATCCTTTCTTTATCGTATCCATAACATACTCTCTTATCTCTGTCTTGTCCACGTCAATCCAGAACGACTTGTTCTTCATAATTTCCGTGTTCTTGTTGGTTCCAATCAACTTGTAGCCATGATAATTCTGAACAGGTAATTGGTGAGTAAGTATGCCTTGTTTCTTCAAGTATTGTAACAGCTTTTCGCGGTCTCCACGGCAAACAACACAAAATCCCTGCCAGTTCGGGTCAGCCATATGATGAGGTTCTGGCAGGATGAAATGCTCGCTCAGTTCACTCTCAAAAGCATCGTGATAGTACTTCCAGTTCTCACGATGAATTTTTATGTTATTAGGAATGAGTTCTATCGAATAATGACCGTGACAATAACTCTTTAGAAGTTCTTCCAAGTGAATACTATCGGTCAAAACTATGCCGTTATTTTTGAAAGAAAAGGTCGAAAGATTGCCAAAGTTTCCAATCGGCTGCCCCTCATAAGTCCCTGTACACGTTCCTCCGATAGACGAACCACAGTCAAACACTCCCCAAATGTAACTACCTTCTAAAATCCTATCTGAAATATATTGAATTGCTATCGGATTGCCAAGTGTGTGTTGTAACAAGATCGCCCCGGTATTCTCGTTTACCGCCTCTTCCACCAGGCATGGATTGGCATTGTAGGTTGGTATGTCCACATCCACGAAAACCGGAGTCAATCCAAGTTGTAAAATGTCCGGTAATGTTGTACCAATAGTGGAAAGAATAACCTCTTGTCCAGCTTTCAAACGTTTCTTGTTCTTATCCGACATGGCAGATAAAAGAGCCATGTAGTTTGGATTGGAGCAGGCGATTCCATACCCACGGTTGCTTTTCTGGGCTATGTCTTTCTCGAACTCGTCTTTATCATTCATGTTTAATCGTGAGAACCATCCATGTGCATCCCCCCATGACTTGCCGAGAATATACAAACCACCATTTGTCCGGCCGTTGTGCTATCTTCTTTAGTTGTTGGGGATGCGTCATGGGCATAAACATTCGAGCCTGTAATAGCCGCCGGAGACCCACAGCTACACATTGGCGACCAACGACCGACAAAGCGAGGTTCTTTCGGCCACTCCCCCGTTTTCTCGTTCATATCCGGGTCTACATAAATAAAATTTGAGCCATAATCGGCGGTACGAACCATTCCATATTCCTTACCCATGTAAATCTGTTTGCGGCGGTAAACAGTTTTCCCGTTCTCGGTCACGCCCGACTTTCTATCGCCGGTAAATTTAAGAACCTTGATTGGATTTAGTTTTGGTAATGTCACGATGCGTCTCTTTCCGACTCTTCCAAGAGTCTTGCTTGTCTCTCATTGACAGGATGATAACCAGGAGCCAACCATTCCGGGTAAACTGGCGTCAAATGAAACTGATGATAACATGAAATTCCCTCCACAGTCTTTGATTCTATTCCCAATACTCCGCTTCTAATAACAACGTCCTGATCCAGCCACAAATGTCCTCTCTCATTATTTCTAAACCATCCAAACCAATCCCATCTCTCTCTCGTCCATCCGATTACATGAGACAAGAGACTCGCGTCAGTTCTATCACGGTTGGGCTTGTTCTGATATTCATATTCCCCGAAACCTGGAAGCGACTCAATCAATCTCGGGTTATTCTCCCAGTCTATCGTATCGAGAGCGTCTGTGAGGGCTGCGCCGAGGAAGTAGGTATTCAGGGTACAGCGTTGTTCTCCGTATTCGACCATCTTTTGAAGAACATCTGGCGTGACTATCTCGTCTGCCATGGCAAAGACAACATACTGTCCGTTGGAGAATTGTCCATATTCATTCCAAATCTTGTTAACTCCAACGTGTCCTTGGTGGACAAACTTCAAATCTTGAATTTTGCCAAAGAAACTTTGGGCGAGTTCTGCAACTCCATCATGGTTCTTGCTTCCATTGTCTATCAAGAAGAACTCATAATTGGGATAAGTTACTTTAGACCAAGAGGTCAAGGTTCTCTTGAGGTTGGTCAATCTATCGGTACAACTCATTATGACGGATACTTTCATGTTTTTTGCTCACGATAATGAGGACATCCAACCGTATCACAATTGCCCTTTGATTTTCCGTGTATGCACGCAACTATACCAATCGTTCGTTGCGCCTCTTCTAATTGCAACCTAATCAAATATTTTTTGTGCGCATCCCATCCCAATGTGAAATTACCCAACCAACCAAGCCACATATTACGCTCTTCTGCCGACCCGTATTCGTATAATTGACCATGTTGTTCACAAAACATTTTCATCATTTCATCATGTTCGCTCATATTAATTCACACTCCTTTAGTATTTGTTAGACTCATTATGACAGAGACTTTCATAGGTGTCTGTTCCAATAATCCATTCCCTCTATAAATCCAATACAAATCCCAAGCAAAAAAACTATAAACATCAATATTGGCATTGTTAGCATAACCCACACTCCTTTAGAATCTGTTCAACGCGTAAATCCCAAGTATCTTCTTTCCATACCTTATCGTGCGCGTTTTGTGCAATCTGAAGTGCCTCTTCTGAGTTATTTAGTGCAATCTCAACCTTCTGCACCGCTTCGTCCATCGTTGTAAATCCGTAATAATGAGTATTTTCAATGAAGCCCAATTTCTCCAAATCTGGCACGCGATTGATTATTGGTACTCTCCGCATCCCCATTATCTCAAAGACTCTGACACAAACATCGTTCAGGCTTGACCAGTTCAATCCTAAAGAGGCTCGGCAATTCAACTGCCTATACTCATCGAAGATGGGTCCGAGTTCATAGATAACCGAATGACCAAGTTCCCTCAATCGCCTCACCCATATATTCCGATTGTCGTAGTGGAGTCCGATAAGACAGGCATCGGTATCTTCGGCTACGAGAGGATCGGGGAAGTGAACGGTAGGGTCGAATGCGTAAGGCAAGAAGATGTCACCCGGTTTCATGTAGGTTGCCTGCATCCCAAAGAACTTATCCGAGTAAGAACGAGGCGCATCATAATTCAGAACGTGCGGGTCTGTCCCTACCGTTGCGGTTAGGCAATCTGGTTTATCTGCGAAATGAAATCCGGCGTCCACTTGTAAAACCAGGTCTGGTTTCCACGGGAGTTGCGCTTTGATGATTGACCAAGGAGGATAACTATATTGTGCGGTAGGCAGAGCGAAGTCTACGGGTTGAACGTACTTTGTTGGCAAGCGCATACCAGAACTCCAGGGTATCCAGTCTCCAAAGTAGGGGCCGGTAACAAAAAGTTCAACATCATCTCGACGTTCAAGAGCGCGA